CTATTCGAATATTATCGGCTTCTCAGAAATTTCAACGCTTGTTCCGGTTGTTTGCTGAATAGTACCCCCGTCTGTTATGGTGTAAATCTTTACGGTTCTGCCGGGATTGTAGATTGAGGTTTTGCCTATTTCTGAGGGATACCAGGCAACATATTTCTTTGCGGTTCCTAAAGAGTATTCGGCAAGATAAAAAGGCAATTCATGCACCCATTTAGTAAATGAAAAATCCCCCATTATTTCGGCTGCTTTTTGAAGGAAAATGGTTTTTAGCCTTGGATTGAAACTACCGTCAACTAAACCGGATGTACAATAAGGCGCACCACTCCAATTAACGTCCTGCATCATATACCAGCAAACCGTTCTTAGGCCTGTAGCCGCATATTCAAAAGCAGTTCTTAATTCAAGTATGGCAACAGTCTGGTCAATTGTTTTACCAGGGAGCGGTGCTGGTGTTCCTAAAGATTGCGGATGTATATCGTAACCTGTTTCTGTTTGCCATATTTCTACCTGTGGGCAAAAGTTTTGCCTTAAATATTCCATCCCGTTTTGAAGTCTTCTTAACTCTGCTTTTTCGGGGGAGACAGCTTTGCTATCCCATATAACCGGGTAAGGTGGTATAGTTGCGTTATTCTGATAACAGTGATAGTTTATAGCATCGAAGGGAACGTTTATGGACCCATCCGCATTTCTTCCCCTTAATTGTTCTGCAGCATACAACAGCCCTCGCATATAATAGTAATCTGCGCCGGCAGTTCCGGCCATCACTACTTTCATGGTAGGATCTGCTTTCTTTACAGCATCATAAACCACGGATAGATTAACTATGTATTGGTAGGCTGTTTGGTAACGGTCGTCTTCCCAATATGCATTGGTTTCGTTATTGTGTTCAATGTAAGTAAGAAGATTTAATCCCGTTTTTTTATCAGGGGTTTTGAGTAGTGCAACATCTACTTTGTTTCGTCCGTACCTGGCTGCGATCTGAAAATAAGTTTCTGCATCTGCGGTATAGCTTTCTGGTAAGTTAGGATTGCTTGTAGGTGTATTGGTTGGCCTTAATTCCCCTCTCCTTTTTTCTTGCGGCCAAAGTTGCTGTTGCCATAGTGGAAGTTCTTTAGCATCAAATAAAACTTCTACTCCGGCACCTTTTAAAGCTGTAAGAGCTTTGTCGTAATCCCATCCGCCGGCTGATGTAGGCGCAAACTCCCATCTTCCTTGTGCTACTTCAATTCTTTCCTTTTGCACGTATAAGCGGAAGACCCGAAATGCCTTACTGATTATATTCAGCTTTTTAGGATCAACTTCTGAGTTCACCCATTGGCCATTGATGTTAGGGCCTAGTATATCCCAAATATGACCATTGGCCCCAAGTAAGTTTTTAAAAGGTGTAGTCTTGGGTTGCTTTAGTTCAGGCAGTTTATACGCACTGTCATAAGTTCCATACGCTTCCAGTTCATTGGGTATTTTATAATTCTTTACCAGCAACCTTATGAAACGAACATTTGCGTTAATATCGAGCTTAGTCCATTGGCCGTGTGCCTGGCCGTAATATTTGTACAGGTCTATAAATTCAAAAGGCTTTTCCAATGTAGAATAAGAAATGATTGTTGCGTTCGCTTCTATATCATCGCCCATTTTATCATAAAACCGGATATAAGAAACTTTTGCTTTTTGATCTTTCGGGAATTCGTATAATATCGGATAAGGATAAGCTGTTTTATTTTTACCCCAGCCATCAATTACTGTTTCTTCAATATTGCCATCGATCAATCCATTCAGCCTGTCGTCACCGTTTATATGTTCCCATAGTTGGAGCGGATACAAAGGAATTTTACCGGTTACAATTACAGGATCAGTAACCGATATCGGTGTCGGTTCAGGCTGCACAACAACTGCAGTAGTTAATAATCCCGCACCGAATAATATTCTTTTAAATCTTTTTCCATTAGTACTCACAATGCAATTCATGCCATCATCCGGAGTTGTTTTGTCTGCTGCATCGTATTTGAAAAACCCCTCTTTGCCCGGGTCGGAAAGAAAATATCTTGTAGTAGTTACAGGTGAAGTAAGTGCTTTTAGTTTAGCTATTGTGGTTGTTGTCATAGATTAGTTATTTAGCAGCCTCGAAATGCATCCAATCGTTATCGCGTTCAATGCCGTATGAAAGAAAGTTGTGTGCATAAAAAACATCAATCATTAATTTGTAGTCAGGTCTTGCGAACCTTGCCGTCTTATGTGTTTCTTTTAGAAGATTTCTTGAGGGGTCAAGATCGATAGCTATAGCCCATGAATGAGTTGATAAATACGTATCAGCTAAATCGTAATTCTTTTTTGCTATTGCATTATTATATTTTGTCTCCAAACCTCTTTTTGGCCTATGATTAAAGCAACCACCATAAAGATCAATACCCAATTCTTTAAGCCTATCGTAGCCATAAGAACACAAAAGAGCTTCGAATATCTTTTTAAAATCTTCAGCTACTAATTCATGGCATGTTAATTTGCTTATTGTCTTTTTTAAATCCCAGGCAATCCGCATTTTGTAAGGCAGATCAATTGCAACAAGGTTTTTTACATCACCAGGTTCTCCGTACTTTTTTAATATTTGAGTTGTGTTTAGCATATTCCTTTGTATTTATCTGGTATCCTTTCCATAAGGTGCAGTGTTTTTAAACTTCTGATCCCTGAACTCAGGGTTTTTTAATTTAAATTCAAGTGTTACATAAGCCAATACCTTTATCAACGCATCAAAGCCAATCCTTGCATTTCGCTTACTCTCATAAGTTTTTTGAGAGCTTACTAATTGCTTTCCATTGTCTGCAGTAACAGTGAAATACCATTTACCATTTTTCGTTTTTTTGTATTGTACGCTGTTCATACAAAGAAGTTTAGAACTACAATGATTATAAAATAGATTGCCTTTGGAGTTAAGCCGTCTATTCCGAAAACTTTATTCTCTACTTTATCTGCTATGCTTTTTGGATTTTTTGGAACATAGTTAATCGGTAAGCCTCTCATTAAGTTCAGCATCATATCAAAAAACAACCTTGCTATAAACGGAAGTGTAGCTACTAAAATCCAGTTCTTTGTTATCAGGTACACAGCAATCCAGCAAGCGATATGCACAAGCCCGTTTAGGGCATGATATACCCGTTTATCCGCTATGATAACACGGTAATTGACGTATGCTAAAGCAGTACAGATAAACAGGTATATTAATTCGAAGAGCCTCATTTGTCTATACCGAAATAATCAAAGTTGAATCCGCATGCTGCACAGATACCCAAAGCCAATAGTATAGCAAAGCCAAGTATGTAGATAGCCTTACCGGATTCGTTTTTGATTGCCAGATAAAGTGCGCCATAAGACGCAGCTATTAACAGGAATCCCAAAAGGTTCATGAAGAAACTTGCCCTGCGTGCGAAGTCATGCAGATCGGTATCGAACACAAATAAGAGAAGTAGAATAATGGTGTACACAAATGCACTTCCATAGATCCACTTTGTTTTGTTTTTTTCATCTGCGGCTCCCATAGAGCCTTTACGAAATTCTGTTGCCATAAATTTTATTTAATTATTAATAGATACGCCAGCCCACCACTTACAATAATTCCTGAAATGGTTGCCAGCATTGTTTTACGTTTTTGTTTTTTAATAGCTCTTGTCAAATCGTTCACTTGCATCTGATACGTAGATATTCTTAAATCGAGAGTGCTTACATGGTTAGTGAGGTTTGAAATTGATGTACGTTGAGAGCTTACGATGTTTTTCAGGTCAATTACTTCCTCTTTTGTTACTTCATGCTCCATGCTATCAGCCTTCAGGTTTTCAAGTCTTGTAAGCACCCTTATTGCATCTGATCTTTTTAAAACAACGGTATCAGTTTGACTGAAAGCCCTTGCGTATATCGTCGTTATTAAAATCAGGAGAATTAATTTTTTGAACATTCTCATCTCTTTTTTGTTGAATAACTATAACCCTGTCCTTTCTATCTGCACTTTTTTTATCGTAATCTTTAGTCAGGCTATCAATTACAAAAGCGTCTCTTTTTATTTGTTCCTTTTGTTGGTTGCTTAACTCATTCATTTGCTTTTGCAAATCATTATAATTGCGGTTACTCTGCTTTATTTCTCTTATACTCCAACCTGCAAAAACAAGTATCAATGCAAAAACCACAACGATCACTATTACCAATCGCTTAATAGTAACATATCCTTTCGCCCATGCAGGTATTTTACTTGTTGCTGGCATCTTCCCTGATTTGTTCCAACACTTCTTTATTTTTCTTCGTTAATGGTATATCATCTGCAACGTTTGTTTTTGCATCGATAATATTTCTCAACCTTTTGTCTGCTACTGAAAAAGCTAGCATAAATATTGAACTGCCAGATATGCCAACAAAGAAGAATAACCACTTGACGAGTTTTGCAACACTTGGCTTCAATCCTATTAATTCGTCTAATCCGACAATTAACATACATACGCAGATGAAGTTTCCAAGGATAACCGGCCACTCATCCTGTATGAATTGGGCAAATGAAAAGGGCATATTTGCAGCTTTAGCCTTTCTTTTAAGGCTTATAACTTTTATTACAAATACATGGAACAATATCCCAAGTATGCCCGGTGTCAGAATATGGTTTAATACATTTTGCATATAGTGTGTTTTTTATTTTTTAAATATTTTAAGTCGGTCTTCTTCCATCCCTCTTTAACCTTGAAACTTCAATTCTCAATTGCTCTACCTCTGAAGTACAAGTCCTGTTATTTTCTTGTTCCTTGTTTAACAATGCTTCCAATGATGCCAATTGAGTGCGAAGGCCAATGATTATTTTTTGAGCCTCCTCCAATTGTTTTTTTGTCTGTTCGCATTCTTCGTCCAAATGTTTTATAATTAAATCCTGTCGTTCAAAAACATCTAGTTTGCCCCTTAGTGTTATTTCTTTAGCCTCAGCTTTCATTTTTTCTGCCTTGGCTAAATCTTCTGGTCTATGTCTTACCCAGCGTATTATTTCACGGACAATAGCCCACAATCCAGCGCCAATTACACCACTGCCAATAATTTTCAAAAGGGCTACCCAATTTTCCATTATCTGTTATTGCGGACATTTATTTTGTTTTCATGTTCTTTTACATTATCCAACCGCTCCTTTGTTTCTTGTATGTCTCTATCAATGGTGTCAAGAGTTTTTATCCTCTTCAATTCTCTTATAGCTATTGGGATCAGAGCAACACACAACAAACCAGTTGCACCGGCTAAATTTTTAATAATCCCATCCCATAAGTATAGAGAAGGAAACCAATCTTCAAACACACCAAAGGCCCTGCTAATTCCACTTAGTAGAAAACAAGCGCTATATAAATAAGCTATCCTTCTGCGATACGGAAGATCCCCATGCTTGGAATAAATAAGACCAACGCAACCCATTATTATAAAACTGATCGCCATTAAAACGCCTCCTGATATGTTTAAAAAGTCAGACATGTCATTACCAGTATTTTACTCCTTTCACGGTTAACCGTTTCTTTATTATCAAGTTCTCAGGATTAATAAAGTTGTAAGGTGCTACACCACTGCCCAATACTTTTACAGGTGCACTAGCATAGCATTTTGTAAGAAAATAAAAAGGCATCCTTGCCGAATAGCTTCCACTACCACCAATAGAATAAACAGAGGATTCAAAAAGCACGTTATCAAATTTTATAAAACTTCCATCATTAGGGGAGTAGTCGAAATAAGCAAAGCCGTCTAAACTTTGCCCTGTGCTTTTTAATCTTGTATTTGTAACCGTAATTTTACCGCTTCCTGTTTCTAATCCGAAATAGTTAACTCCGTATAAAAAAGAATTTTGAATATCTACAGTAGCGCCATAAACAGCAACCGCACTATTAAGAGTAGAAGTAATGTTTCCTTTGACCCTTACAGTGTTTAAAAAATCGGTGTAAGAAGAAGCCATAATACCATAGCCACCCGATTTAATAGTTCCTTCAAAATTTAAATTGCAGTAAGGCCCGTTTAATCTTATGCCTTCCTGATCTGCCTCAATAGATACGTTTCTACAAGTGATGTTTCCTACAGCTTCTATGCCCCTTCCGTTCGGATCGGTAGAAAATATTTTAATATTTTCCAGTGTCAAATCTGATGAAGGATAAAAAGCAATACCGCCTCCTTTTACTATAATTATTCCGTTCTTTATTGTGCCTCCTTTAGTAATAGCCACTTCACCAAAAGGAACATTGTAGCTAATTGTATCGCCTCCTAAATCCCATACGTCCGTAGTAATACTAGACAGCACTTCCTCTATTTGCGGTTTTTCTATTTCCTTAGTGCAGGAAAGTAGAATTATTAATATTGGTATGTACTTTTTCATAATTATTGCGCAAGCCTGTACCTTAATACAGAACCTATTTTTACTGTGCTTGTTCCTGATGTGATTTTTAAATGTTGTAATGAAATATTTGCTGTTCCGCTACCCCTCGTCAACACGTAGCCCTTGAAGGTTACAATACCGCTAGAAGAAGACGTGGTTAAAAATGTACCTACTGCTGTTCCAGATACCGCTTGCGTGACAGATGTTGCGGCATTAGTTGTGGTAGTACCTGATACCAACATAAATACTTCCGAAGCTCCACCCGAACCGCCTGCTGTAATAGCATACTGCGTACCCGTAGAAACGTTTGAAGTGGTTACATATAAAACGACTTCTACTTCGTAAAGGGTTGCGTTTGTAAGCGTACCAGAAACCAGACCTGTAACATCTACTAAAACTTGTCCGGTAGTAGTTGCATTCGATCCGCTTACTCTTAAAGCTGTCCAGCCGCCTGTATTAGTAGATACTGTTTGTTTTAAAGCAAGTGCATCGAATACCGCATTTTGAGAAGGTGCTATAGCTGTAGTGCCATCGTTTATTGCGTCTGCTACTTTTGCGTCTATTGTTGTTTGCAGGCTCGTTCCTCCAACCGTTGGCATATTTGTGCTTTCTATATCAGTAGCCCAAACTTTCGTGGCTCTTGCGCCTGTAGCACCAATCGAACCGGGGGTTAATAAATCCGACCCGCCTAAAGTAAGATTACCTGTTACGTTTCCAGAGCCGTTAAAATTCTGGCCCCAAATAGTACGAGTAGTTGTTAGTGTTGCTGCGCTACCTGTGGTATTTTGATTGAATGTTGGAAATGTATTTGTGCCGCTTGATAAATCTTTATTTGTGAGTACTAATGTATTAGTAGTATTTGCCCACTTAGTAACATCAATAGAAATTAAATTGCTTGCTAAATCAAAGTCTGCTGCATCAAAAGAATTGAATCGTAAATCGACTCCTGATTTTGTAGAGTAGTTTGCAAGACCACCGCCTAAGTTAGATGCTGTATTTGTTTCTCCTGAACCTCCTGCACCTGTAGGCCAATAACTTAACTTATATAAGCGGCCTAAATAAAAAACAGCCGGTTTATAAGTAGTAGTATCTAATACAACCGTCTGAGAAAAACAGGTTATAGATGCTAAAGTGAGTAGTAAGAAAAATATTTTTTTCATCTTATTTTAGAGTATGTTTTTAAAGCTGATTCGTTCCATAATTAATCTTTTTAAACCCCTCAAAGACCTTCCTATTACTTGCCCTCGATGCAACTCCGTTTTGAAAGAAGGAAAGATGGATGAACCTATCTATTGCGAACATTGCAACGTGACCTTTTTCCCTACCTACGATTTCAATATTCATAATGATTCAATTACTATTAATCTTTCAAAATCCAAATACGGCAAGCATTAAAAAACCTCATCCCACGATTGCCAAATATTTCTATGCCCTGTATCATTGGGATGAATGTCGTCGTCGTCCATATTCACCCCTACCGTAAGCGTTCCCCTGTATAAATTCTGATCCACTTTCCTCACATCATATCCCAATGCAATAAATTCATCAGCAACAGCAAAAATTGAATCTCTTGCAACGTTGATAATTGTATTATTAAGAGTAATGCCCCCACTGGCTAATACATCATAACGGGCTTGCATCATATAACAAGGAGAACCAACAGCGATAACGGGCGAGGCTCCAGGACTTTTTACTGTGTAAAATCCATCGAAGTGAAACCTTGCATTAACATCAGAAAAACTCCTACATCTTAATTCGATTGTATGCGAGCCTGATGATAAACCCCTGTAAGTTCTTACGCCAGGCATATCAGAGCCGCCACCTGTATAGGCTGCACCCTCTACTAACCCCGTAGTAACAACACTCTCTATTGAATCGCCATCAATCCAAACCTGTATATGTGGTGAACCGGTATAAATGCTTGCATTGTGCATGAACATAAATCCTATGTTCGTGCCTGTGAAATCATAAGTAATAGTAGCATTTCCAAATGTTACCAGCATCTCACCATCCTCCACATATTGACTGCGTGGCTTAGTAAAAACGTCACCTGAAATTGGAACTACTGATGTAGCTCCTGTAATATCAATTGCATCATCATTAGCGGGAGTAAAAGAAGAAATAAAAGAACTTGTAATAGCGTGTCTGTAACACTCCTGAATCTTATAATAGTTTTTAGTAGTTGCTCCTGTTATCTGTAAATCATTCAATCCTGCCGCTAGCAATACCACGTCATTATTATCAACCGGCATTACTTCATTAATCTTCTTTGATTGATACTCTACACCGCTACCGTTTATCCCGTAGTTTGTAATTTCTACATCCTGAGAAGCAGCAAGCCTATCCACCCAGGCAGAATCGTTCACAGTTGTTACGAAACGGGCAACTATGCTATTCCCATAGACTACCCAATCAGATGATAGAGGCGGAGTTGTGATATGCGTTTTGATTGCAGGGAACAGGCTTACTTGCCCCTTCGTACAGCTTGAAAAAAATATAAGTAGTATGAATATTAATACTCTCACGGTGTTCTATATTTTGGTTGAGAAACTTGGCTACCAGAGGAACCTTTGTTATCAATAGTTATGTACATAGTAGCAGTGGAAGGCGTGAAGTAAGAATCCAATGCGCCTTCTGCGAACATTTCAGTAAATGTTACGCCGTCTGAGCTGGTGTAGGTGGCAAATTTCCCATTAGCTTTTCTTTCTAAGCCTATCCAATGACTTACAGTAATAGTGATGCCCGTATTTACAAATGAATTATCTGTTTTTACAAACCCAAGCGAACCGTCTGAGTAAAAGAATACAGCCCCTTGGTAATCGCTTGAAGAAGTGGGAGTATTTGTAGGCGTCCATCCTAAAAGTCCATCCAGAGAACTTGTAGAAGTCCTTTGCATTACTATCATTCCGCTTGTGGACGAAGCAAGCGGGCCTTCATTAGCTACGCTGATATGATCGTAGGTAACACCAGATTCGGTTGATACCCATATTTTAGAACCACCTGAAGTTTCGGTATTTACACCGCCACTAAAAGTTAAGTCAGTGAACGTTCCACCGCCACTGCCCACGAAACTAAACATCGTGTCAACAGCAACCCTATAAACTATTCTCTTACCGCCTGTACTGTCATACCAGTTATACTGCCTCCCATCAATCATTCCAGTATTTCCTGTTGCTGTTTCTATGTCGGCAGTAGAACTTAATACTTGAATAGAATCGAAACGATCACCAATTACACCCGAATTAATTAACGCACGTAATAAGGCAATAGAATCTCTCATTACGGCCATTGAATCAGCAAGTCCGGTAGTTGGAGCTTCTCTTACTTTTATAACTGTATCGCCGCTTTCTACTGTTACATATAAATCATCAATAGAACCGTCAACAAAGTCGGAAATGTCGATTGTAAGGAATTGTGATTGCTTCGTAAGAGTATCTTTTGTTTGCCCGGCGGTTGGTGAAGGCAATTCAAAAGAATGGTTATCTGAATTTTTAAAAGATAGCTTTGGCGTTTTTATTATAGTGCTGTCAGGATAAATATGAACCTTACTATAACTTTCGTCTGCCGCACCCTGTGCTTCTATAAGGAAATTTGAATTATTAGATAGATTGGTTGCTTCGAATCCGGCAAGTTCTTTTGTGTCGTAATAAGAATAACCCCCCAGCGTGTTATATGTGCCGTAACCCTCGCTCCATCTGCCTAATTGCTTTTTTACGCCTAATTGAAAGTTTAGGGTAGAATCAATGTGAAGAAATTTATTATTACCATCTATGGTTCTATTTGTTTTTAAAGCACTATCCGAATTGTAAAAATTTAATCCATTACCTGAACCGCTGCCGCTTATGGTTCCTAAATCAATAGTTCCATTTGAATTTGAACTGTATCTTGTTCCGTTTATTTTTACTGCAAGGGGTATCGTACCAGAAGAATCTGGAAAAGTAAAAAGCCTGTCAGAAGTAACAGGAAATTTTAATTCTCCCCAACTAGAACCGCCGTTGGTGGTCATTGATATAGTAGCGCCGCCTGTAAAACCACCTGTTACTCTTGCGTTAGCTGTGCCATCTGCATCTAAAATAAATGTTGATCCATCATTAAACCTTAAATGAGTTCCTGCATTTATTGTGTTACCTGTGGTTAAAACTTGCTGTATTGTTGGAACTGAGCTTAACGCTCCAATATCACTTAATACCTCTGCACCACTTCTAAGGGAAATAGAGCCATCTGAATTTATTCTTATCCATCTTTGTCCGGCTGGTGTAGCAACGGTGAAAATATTTTGACCTACTGTTGTACCTCCTAAGTTTGTTCTTGCTGTTGGCGCACTTCCTAAATCGGAAAGATTATTTGTAATTTTTAAGGCAAGTGGATCAGATTCGCTTGTTAGATAAGAAGGTGTAAAAAACTCATAGGCTGTATTCGCTGCGTTCCTTCTTAATAGTTGGTTTGCTATTCCTGCTGTATAAGAAGGGGTTGTGCCCAAAAAAGATACTATTCCTGTTCCTGATAAAGCAGCTTGCTTGTTATTGAACGTTGTCCAGTCTGTTGTATTTAATAAACCTCTGTTACTACCTGAAGCTGTAGGGAAATTAAAAGTGTGTGCTGTACCTGCTGAAGCAATATTAAAATCTGTTCCTGTTGTTCCAGTTGCAAATGTTTGAGTAACGCCCTCTAATCCATTTAAAGAAGTAATACCGCTTGATGATCCTGACCAAGAAATAACACCAGTTGCAGGATTATAGGATATGCCACCACTGCCTGCACTAATTAAATTTCTTCCAGCCGTTGTAAAATCTGATATGTCTGCTGCTATGTGGCTATGAACAGTATTAGCTTTTCCTGCGAGTAAAGCATTTGTAGCAGATTGCGTATAATAATTTGCTGCAAGGACTGTATTGATGCTGTCTATTCCTTTTTGTCTCCATGCTCTTGTAGAAATTGAAGTTGTATCAACTTTAAACATATTCGTGGATAGCGATAAGCCGTATCCAGCAATGTATGAACCACCAGCGCCTCCTGAACCTTCACCTACAGCATACCACTTTTTTGCTGCGGTTAGACTTCTTACTACATACAGAGTAGAATCTTCTGACTTAAACACCATTTGACCTAACCTGGTAGGTACGTAAGCCGTATCTCTTATTGTCACATATATTTGACCATTAGCTAAAAAACTTAGCAACAGAATCCAAAAAAATAGTAATTTCTTCATATCTAATATTGTTCAATGCTTACTCGTTCTAAATCAGCCCAAGCCACATTCACTGTTATTAATCCGGTCGTATCGTCAAATGAGTATTTTCTCATAGTGCTATCTCCTATAGTGTGCTGTTTTAATTCATCTCTGAAAAGCCTTATTCTTTTACCAATCAAAGCCGCATTTGTATAAGTAAACGCTCCTGCTACTGGTGCTCCTCCTGTTACGCCTATCTGAAACTCAATGTCAGTAGCGCCTAAACTTTGCAACATCGTACTCCAACGCCGGAACACTGTTAAACCAGTCAAAGCATCGGTAAACCAAACCAATTCATTTGCCCCTGGTAAACTGGTTACTATCGCTGCGCTGTCTACGGCATTTTGTTCACAAGCCATTAGCTTAATATTACTTTTTCACCATTAATTAATACCAGGCAATCATTTATTTTTAGCCACGGGCAACACTCGCCTATAGGTGTAACAGGATTATCAAATCTTTTCAACAGTTTCATTTCGCATCTTTCTTCTGAAAAATTATATGTCAGCTTATAGGGCCATCCTGCTATATATTCACCTTCGGGATTTTTTACTGTTATATAGCCGTAATTTTTAGTTGGTGAGCTTGCACCTCGCATTGCTTCGTTTATCAACAACACCTGGTCAGGTGAAAGTCTGCATTTTAGATTCATCCATTCAGGCCGATATATGTACCCATCCGTATTCAAATCATCAATTGCTACGTGCTGTTTTTCTTCCCATAAATCTTTATTTACATCACCCATTGGGTTTTCTTCTGTGGGTAAAAACTGCGTCGTCAAAGCACCATTTTTATCAACAAAAGTGTTTTTTACTTCATCGCTTTCGCTCTTAAACGCCCAGCTACCTACCAACCATTTAGCCCAATTAAGAAACATGCGAAGCGGTGATATGCGTAAGTTGTAAGCCGTCTCGGGCGAAATGAGATTGTCAACAGTCTGAAATGCTTCTGCTCTTTCCGCTCTGAAGTCACTACCATCTCTGCGCAGGGCAACAATAAACGGTTCTTCATCATTTTCGTAAGAATCCGTAGGTGTGTCAGCGTATTGTTGTCTGCGGCTATCTTCCAAAGAATAACCGCTTGCTATAAAATCACTTTTTGCAATGAACTTGTTTTTATGAGACTTAATAGGCGCTAAACGTTCATGTTTCGTGTTGAATTCATCAAGCGTATTATGCCCATCTTCTTTATACTTGTTGTATCCAATTTCCAGCTCATTGTAAATAAGATCCTTTGCTACTTCCTCTTCATAAGTTTCAATACTTTCTTTGTTATTATAGTTTGGAGAGATTACCAGAATTTCATTGTCCTGGTAAAAAAACCCTAGTTTTTCAACCCGTACTTCTTCCCTGAGACCTCTTTGTTCAAAACCAAACCCTATTGAAGCGATTGACTTTGTACTATTCAATGCTGTTTTAAGGCTTATGTTTAAAGGTTTTTGATCAGCGTCAAAATTTCTTATGTTGAAACCGTTGGTAATTGCATAAAGCGAAAACTCACCGTCTTTTGCATTAAGGTTATTCAGTGTAGCCAGTAATTGAGAAGAAAGCCTACCCTGGTTATTTGTAGTGACTTTTAAAAGGTGATTGATCACATCGTGTAAAAGCCACATCTTAGAAGTGCTTTCAGGAGCCGATTCGAAAGATTCAGCTACGATAGACGTGTTTTCTGCACGTACTCTTGCTTTGTGTTTTCCTTCTATAGAAGCATCATAAAATGCATAAATGTAAACTTCATCGTCCTTTTTAAGATCCAGTGCAGGTATGCTGTCGTCGATCACTAAAACTTTTGATTGACTGTTAATAGAAGCAGTTTGATCATTCCAGTGTCCATTTACCGTAGGGCCTATTTGCTGAGAGTAAAATTCTACCCCGGCTCGTATAACTTTAAAAAATGGTTTTATAGTATAGTCGTCACTATCTGCTGTGGTAGTAGCTTTTCTTTGTAAGTCGATATATAGTGTACTTTTTATTTCAGAAAAAGTAACAACGCCGTCAAAATCCAGCTTCAGATTATACAGCGAATTGGCAACCGGGTTCAGATCAGATGCGTTCAATCCATATCCGAAATACGTACTTATCTCAGAAAGAACGGGATTGCTTGTGTCAGGTAAAAAATAAATATCGCCGTTATCTACGTAGGAAATCCAATCTGTTTGCGTACTGTTATCAATACTTAAACTTAAACGGCTTATAAACTTTTTGGAATGTAGTATAACATCGAAAGGCTGCGGTGAAATAATTGGCTCGCCATCCAAAGTTTCTGTAGCCTTCATTGACACCTTAGTTTCAAAACGACTTTGCAACAAATCGCTAAAATCTTTACGGTCTACGGATAAAGCCACACGCCCGAAAAGATTTTTACGGGTATTGAAATTCAGCTTTCCTTCAAACAATACAAATTCACTGCTGCCGTAAGTGAAACCGTATTTAAGTATTACTTCTGCGTCATTGCCGTAAAGTGAATACTGTTCTTCAATCAAGTCTTTTCCTGCATCGCAATCAAATTCTAATTGCACTTCGCCGTCTGAGTATTGGTGGTTCCAGCCATGCCAATCTTTATCCCGTTCACCGACTATACCAACAGCATCCCATTTTATTGGCTCTCTCACTAAATGCTCTGTATCTTCAATAACTAATTTGAAGAAATAGCAGATTCTTTCTTTCCAGGGAAAGCCTCCGGAACTGGTTGGTGCTATGGTTTCATTTGTTCTATTTACTGAAACGACTTCGCTATGCGTACAGCCAACATTGTCTTTTACATAGAGTATGTACACTCCTTTTACAAGTCCGACGAATTCATTTTGCAATTGCCAGGTTACGTTATCGAGAGAATATTTTATTGGACTGTTAGAAGATGAAGCGGTTACTTTAATGCTGCCATCGTAATTACCAATGTAGCTTTCATCTTCTACAGCAACTTCACTTACTGCAAGATCGCAACTAGGGGCCGGGATAAAACCGCATTCGGCAACATTATAATCTATGGTTACGTAAGTGAATGGTGTAATAAGGCTTGCGTATATAAAATGCTTATTACCCTCAAAACAAAGGCTTGTTATTTCTTCACCAGAAGGCATACCCAATTGCTCTTCTGTAACCTCGTCTAATTCGGGATCAGGTCCAGAAACATTCACATAGTTATCCCTTGTCTCTGGGTCATAGAAACAATTGTAGGCTGTGCTACCGATAACAAACGATCTTATGAATACTTCAGCCATTAATTAAATGAGTGTCTTTTATTTAAATAGGTGTTTAGCCCATTTTTATTTTCTTGTGATCTGCGATAGCCTTTTTCATCCCAACTATTCCGTTCTACTGTTATGTTGCCAACCGTATCTTTCATTATACCGCGCATTTCATCTTTAGAAATGCCCTTGCGGTCAAAAGCTCTTACCAAATTGTTCACTGCTTCTTTTTGTTTTCCATCACTGATTTGCCTGGTGAGCGCTGAAGTTGCTTTATCAGCAATGTTGTTCTCGGCCCTTAAAGCATGGTCAATGATGCGCTTACTTTCTTCATGCGTCCAAACACGTTCACCACCTTTCATATCCATAATCTGAGGCTCACGGGCTACATACATTCTACCGTTACGCTCAATTAACTCAAAACCTGCTTCACCTACTAAAGCTTTACCTACAGGTGCAGACTTAGTACCTTTTGCAAACTTTGGTAAAGGACGACTAGCTACTAAAGCTGCCTGGAATGCACCTTGTGCCAGTGCATAAGCAGACCATGGCAAACCAAATGTCAATGGACTGGCTGCAACTGCTTTTATCACACCAATTGCTGTATTAATAGCTATCTCAAATAAGGCCATTGTCTTTTCACGTTTGGCCTGTTTTGTTTTTTCAGCATTGATGCGTTTTTGATATTCTTTTTCGATTTTCTCACGAGCTGCAGCGTTGCTGCCTGCTATTTCCAATTCTTTATTACGGGCATTTTCTAATTGGCGAATCCGGTTATCACTGGCTATTTGCTGATTGTCGGCGAGAGTAGAAAATAATTGGTCGCTTGCCTGTTGTGCATAATCAGCGATAAGATCAATTGTTTCTCTGCGGTGACGTGCAGTAAGTAAAGCCTGTTCATGTTCTATTTCCTGAATGGCTTCAGTATTGCCTACATACAGGCGTTTAATTTTTTCCAGGTATTCCATTTCCTCACGATAACTAACATCTCTGCGATTACGCTCAATTTCCATTTTACGGGCTTCAGCGTCTACGGTTGCTTCTACCACTCTGTCAGCTGCACCGCCTGCGTCTACCACACCGCGATCAGATATTTTAGTACTACGAGAAGAGAGTTTATCTACCGGCCCTCTTTCCCTGTTTTTTTCAAGGAATTTGGATATTTCAACTTCAGCTTCAATAATTTCTTTTTTCAAATTGGTAATACGTTCCTGGTCTGCATGCTTGCCAAGCTCCAATTCTTTTTCAATAGATTTTTCTAAGTAGGTAACAGTCAGCCAATACTTCTGTTCCTGAAACTCTTTTTCAGTAATTATTTTATCAACACTTTTATCTTCAGCTAGTTTTATATCAAGTTCTGCTTCCGCTTTTAATAAATCTTGTGCTTTGCGGTTTGCGGCTATGCGTTCACGAAGTTTTTCTTCAGCGCTGTCCTTACTGTCTTTTTTATTGGCTTCACCTAAAGCCTTCATTTCTGCATTATGCTTTTGTGCATTATGCGCTTCCTCGTTATCTAAGACAAGGTGACGGCCTAAGTATTGTTTATAGATCCGTAATGCTTCAGCGTAGTCTTTTTCATCCTGCACATTTTTTGCACCGGTACTATTATCTGCGATATTTCTAGCAACAGTAACTGCAGCCCGTTTATCTGTTAAAGTTTCCCTACGTTGAGAACTGGTTTGAGATTGGAAATTATTAAAATCCTGTTCCTTCAATTGAGCCTGTACGTTAGCCCTAGTATTACTACCATTGAATATTCCGATAAAACTTTTCCATGAAGGTGAATTGGTAAATACATTTAAGCTATCAAAGAAAGAAGCCATACCTCTTTTTACCTCAGTCCAAAAACTTACCATACCGCTTTTCTGTCCAAAACTTTGAAGGAAACGATTAAATGAGTTGGTTAACCTGTTCGTCTCATTGGTTAATTGCTGCGCATTCTCAATGGCTGATTTGCTGTATGTCTTATTTAAGATATCTGCAACTTTTGGTAAAATGTCAGAAGCAAGTACTTCACCACTACGAAGCATTTTATCGAGTTTAGCAGTACTAACACCAGCAGCTTGCGCAAATATGTTGAACGCACCAGGTAAATGCTCACCTAATTGCTGTCTCAGTTCTTCAGCGCTTACCTTGCCTTTGGAAAGCATTTGCTGAATAGCACGTAAAGAGCTTTCAACTTGCACATTACTTAACTTCAGTGCGGTGCCTGCCTGTACAACTGCTTCAAATATTTTACGGGTTTGTGCACCTTCCAATGAAGTGCCTTTAGATGCGGCCGTAAGTGATTTGTAGCTAATAGCCAAATTGTTCAAATCCTGACCGTACTTGTTTGCAATGCCTCTTAGAAACTCAATAGTTTCAGCAAGCTCCTGTTCGGTATCTACAACAGCACGTAAACCGGCTTCCATGTTCTGAAACTCAATATTGGCATTAATCACTTTATTAAATCCTGCAAGCAGTGTAGTAACAATTGCCAAAGGCCCGGCAATACCAAGTATCTGTGCACCTAATCCCGAAAAAGCCGATCTGTAATTACCTACACTCCTACCATAAGCCCCCATTGACGAATCAGCACGTTTCAATGCTTTATCCAGCGTTTCAATTTTATGCTGTAAGGCAACAGCTTCTTTATTTTGACGATTAATTGCACCAGTTGTAGCATTGAAAGCACCGGGCATAGCTTGCAAACGATTCTTAAGCTGTGTAAGCTCTAAAGACATTTGCTTATAAGAACCGCTTGTAGCATCCAGGTTCTTTTTAGTAACCCTTACCACTTCAGAAAAGCGGTGAACGTTGGGGATTACTTCGGCAAGGCGCTTATTAATCCGGTCAAGTTCCTGCCTGTAATTTGCATTTGACTTATCCAGATTATCATACTCTTTTTTAAGATTTTTTAGTTCCTGCTCCAACGCTTTTTGAGAAGCAGTAGTAGCATCCGTCACAACCCGTAAACCTGTCTCTGTGTCTCTTAATTTATTTTTACGGTCAATAATTTCATCTACGGCTCTTTTCATTGCCTGAAGGACCACCGTAGCATTTACGTTACCTACATTAAACTTATTGAGAATTTCAACCGTTTTAAGAAGATCACTGTTGTATTCTTGTTGCCTGCGAGAGAGTTCTTTAAGCACCCCGCCAACGGTGGCAGCAAACTCTTTGGTTTGCTTCCTTGCCTCTCCCATGTCTCTAAAGAAACTAGGAAAATCGAATAACTCTGTATGCTGAACTGCTGACAATACGAGACTGTTGAATTATTGAAACAATATGTATTCAACCGTCTCTGGTTGGTGTGCTAAACGAAAATACTAAAAAACTTAGTAAACTAAAGCCTTTTAAAGCAAACATCTGTTCAAAGCGGCAAACTCCTGATCGTATAACTCAATTGTTCCTTTGCAGGTCTTGCCTCTTTGTTCTGTTCCTATCTGATATGCGGCTTTGGTAATGTGCTCCTTACCGTTTAAATACCTTTCCAAATGCTCAAACATCACAATTGCAGCCCAGTGATCTGGTAAAGAAAAATAATAGCTTTCCACTTTTATCACTTTATCCAAATCAGTTTTAAACTCCCTGCGCTTGCCAGTGGTTTGTTCCTTGTAAACTTCCCGATCTATTTCTGGTTGTTCGTCAATCACGTTCATGTTTAGTCGGAACTCCTGGTAAAAATCTTCCAGCTCTGTAGCTCCGTATAGAATACCGTAAAAGTATCTGTCATGCCTGAACTTAACATGCATCGATTTATTAGCATAGTTCTCAGTCCAAACCTCAAAATGGTTAGAAGTAAGAACTACGGTATCGTCAGAAACCTTGCGTAATCTGAAATGGTACAAGCCTTTTGCCACATCGGGGAAAAGAAATGTTGTAAATATATTATAGTTGGAACCGGCGATTACATGCTGCTCTAATGTAGCTGCGTTATCTTGTGCAACTGCACCAGTTCGGCTATTGATTAAGGTCAGCTTTAAATCAGCAAACGTACCTAAAGCCAGGCCATCAGGAACGTTTAAATAAAAAGCCATTGTTTCATCAGGCACAGCTACAATTGCTGTAGTACACCTATCGGGGTCTTGTACGTAACCATGTGGCAGATCACCGTAACCGGCAACACCTACCCCGTTATCCCACCGTAAAAAATTATTTTCATTTACTAACATTATTGTGATTTATAGCGTTCTCTGTAAAATTCCAATCTGCTATAATATTCCCATTCACTCAGTTCTTTTGGACTAGGGATACCGTTTTCCTGAAGCACAGCAACCGTTTTTTCAAACTCACTTTCCAACTGCATAACTATATTATCCTCTTTATACGGATCAAAACGAAACGGCTTTTGTTGCAGTACAAAGAACTTTTGTAAATCAGTCAGTTCTTCCAGATGCGTCTTATTTTTTGGCTCCACTTCAAGCATTGCTTTCACAACAATGTACCTTCTCAGCTTTTCCAAACTACCTATATCGTCTGAAAAGATTCCAGGGAAATAAAGTCTTCGCTCAGTATCAAGTTTTTTTTTACTTCATCCAGTGTTTCTGCAATTTCACCTGACGTTAATCCTTTTTCACTTAACTCACCTACCAATTTTTGCAATCCCTCCTGCGTATAATCATTGGTCTGTTTACCATTTACTGATTTAATCAGGCACCCAAAAGATGCACTTTGGTAATCCATTTCGCTAACAGTGGAAAACAAGGCAAACCGTAAATTCTTTGCCTCTTCCAAAGCCGGACCTTTCTCATCATTGCTAACAAAAAGCATAAGTTTCTGCAGCCTGTCGTCGATTGCCTGAATGGTGTTACCTATACCTGATTCCTGCAATAAAAACAAATGCAGTTTTTTTGAAACAGCAATGGGCAATTCTTTTATTGAGCTGTATAGTTCTACTTCCGTATCTGCAATTCTGATTACTTTCATTTTCTCTGAATGGTTATAAGTATATTAATTATCCCTGCAACTGTAAGCGGTATTAAAAGCCAATGTGCACCGTAAAGCCATAAAACGTAATACAAAAAACTAACTGGTATGGATAACCAAAACGATAAACAAAGGAAACAACCGCCTTCAGGCATCCATGTAGCGCGGGAAAACTCATAGTAATCCAGCCAACCCCATTTGTCAAAACATTGAAGCAGGGTTATCGTTACACCTAATATGGTAATTACTGCTTCTAACATTCTTCGTAATAACCTAGTGTTATATCGAAACGCATCCCAAAAAAAGGATGCATTAAATACGGGTTTTTCACATCATCTATCGTGTATCGTGCATATTTTGCTTCATTGATCAAACCATCAAATACCTGTTCTACCCGTTCATCAAAATACTGAATGATGTTTTTTACATACTGATTGCCTTTCAAAATAACTTCCACGTCATGCTTCAGTTCTTCGGTATAGATATAGGTTTTAGCAGGGTCAATTTTAACTAAGTCGCCCCATATTATTACTGACACCTGGCGCTCTTTGGCATTTTCTCCTGCAGGGTTAAACACTTCACCTACCCAAAATTCCCGGTCACGTACTGCAAAAAAAGCCATAGATTGGAAACTATCATTCGGTAGTACGTTTATGTACTCCGCCATTTTTGTAGTCGGGTCAATGCCGGCAAAGCATTTTGGTATGCGGATTAAATTACCTTGACCGTCCTGCTCTTTATGTTCCCATGCCCGGCCAAAGCATTTTTCCAGCCATGGCAATTCTGCGAGCTCTTCTTGCAAACTTTGTATGGCAGCGTCCAGCCCTACAGGATTTGTAATTGTCGGTATGGGAGGATTGCTATAACTCATCTTACACCTATTGATTGTCTGAATTGTTGAATTATATCAGGCCTGATTGCTGCTACCATTAAAGGAATGTTTTGCTTTTTAACACCTAGAGGTTCACCTCCTGTTCTTCTTTTTACATAAGCTCGTAATGTCGCGTTTTTCCAATCTCTACTATTAATTTCTGTTTTTTCAGCATCAATTATTAAATATCTGGCTTCTCTAAAAGCTCCCGTATTTTTTAAATCTATTGGTTCATGCCTTCCTTTATAAGCTGCATACCAATTACTGTAAACGCCTAAATTCTGACCGGTTGCATCCTCGCCTTCATCCAACTGCTTTGCACTTAGCTCCAATATTTCATCTGTGTTTTTTACAATAGCTTCCTGCAATGCCGATAACGGCTGAAACTTTTCCAGCCTGCTCATAAACAAATCTTCTATCCTTGCCAGGTTAGCCATTTGCTGCTTGTTTATTTTGATGCTGTGCTACTGCGTTTATGTATGCTCCAACACCTGCTTTGCCATCGCTGTTATACAGCTTTTTCATTTGGCGATAATGGTTAAGCGGAAAAGCTTGCTTTTGCATTGCTCTATACTTGGCCGAACCCATAACAGGTTGCCCCTGCACTTCTCTTACACCTTTTTCAATTAACTCTTTACCGGAAACTTTAACGCCAACCGTTATGTTTTGCTCCATAGCAGGCATTTCCCTAGCAATCCTGCGCATGGCTTTTAATTTTAATTTTTTACCCATTATCTGAAAATTGATTTTACTCTTATTTGCTGACTGCGATTGTCGCATTTAAGGCACACATCGCTTAACCCGGAAAGATCAAATGATAGCGCTTTACGTGCAGCTTTCAACTCATTTACGGCCCCCATTTGCCCGTTTTCTGCGTCGTCAAGAGCTATTGCGGCCAAACCAGCTAATTTCTGTTTTAGCTGGTTATCTCTTACACTATAGGCCATTTCATAAAGCAGATCGACTTTAATTTGTTTTGCCAGGGCATCGGCCAAAATTGACTTACTGCGCACAAGCACACCTGTTACATCACAGTGTATCGTTAATTGCAGGTTCAACCCATAAGTCACATTATCCGTATAAATTTCTTTGTCTTCATCCCAAAGACTGTTATCACCGGGTAAGTCAACCGCATTCACGTAAAAAGGTTGAATGCTTATGTACTTACTCCATTTAGAGTAAAGATTTGCATTTACTACTTTCTCAGTACAGCTACCGCAATTGCTACTACCTGAAAAGGAAATTTCTTTTTTAATGGCGTTGCCAGTTAATTGGTCTTCATAGTAAACCAATCGGTAACTACCACCGCTTAAATCGTCGTTCAGTAAGGAAAGTATTTCTTGCGTAATACTGTGCCACTGAAACTGTATGCTACGGGTATGGTTTAAAGCAAAAGTTTGTATCGGTTGATCGCTGCTAGTATGGTACAAATAAATGTTTACAGGGTTTTGCACCGTGTCCAGTTGCAAACCAATATGCGATAAAATCGCAACAGTGTCTTTATGTTTGAGTGAAATTTTATATCCTACTACCCTTCCGGACTTAGCAACGCGGCCTGTGATATTGCCCGTCCCTTCATAAAGTCTGCTATCGGATAAAAGAGTTTTAGCAGCTTCGTTCAGTTTTTTTTCTGTGAAAAGCTGACCAAATAGTTTTATACTTGCCGTGTCATACACACGTCTCAAATAAGCAGATAGAAGATTCGTTTCAACCCACCAATCGGCTTCAGTAACCTCTTTGTTTAAATTGGTATTTTGCAAACTCTGATAAATAACATCTTCTGCAACTTTCTTTACAATGTCACCTTTCTTATAAGTGAACGTATTAACCCATTCACGCGGTACTATTGCACTGAATTGTTCAGCAACCACTAACAAATTTTCATAAGTAAGTAGAGGATGCAGATTATTTACATAAATACCAGAAGTACTTACCAAAAGACTGCTATCCACTACCGGATATCCGGAAATGTAATTGCTCTCAAATCCTACCAAGCCTCTTAATGCTGTTTGTATTAAAGTTGGGTTGTACATGCATTTGAAATTAAAAACCCCTGTCGCCGTATGACAGGACAGGGGTTGCTAACCTATTAAATCAAATTATTGGCCTTTACCGTCGAATAAGCACCGTTCCCGTTGGGGATAGATTCACAGTGCCGCTTGTCGTGACTGTCGCTCTGTAGTAATTGTATGTACTTGGTGCGACAGCAAACGTAGCAACTTGTGATGTGACATTCGTTAAAGTAAACGTACTGGTGCCAGGTACAGTTCCATAATTTGTACCATCGTGACTACCTTCCAATATTACCGTTCCTGCGGCTGTTCCTGTATTACGAGTTAACAGCACTGCAAAACTTATAGAAGAGGCTTTACCAGTAATAGTTTTAGTAGCGTAGCCCACATCTGTATTTACCAAACTATCATCGGCTGCGCTGACAGTAAGCGTTTGTACCTGGGCTTTCGCATCCGGCAAAAAAGCCGTCAGTAAAAAGATGCTTAATAAAAAAACTATGAATTTCATTTTATAAAAATTGACTTGTGAGTAAATGATAAGGCGGATTAAAAACGTCCAGTCTATTAAGCTTCAGCTAACAGTTCCAATTTCACAATTGGCTTGCTGGTATCTGAGCTGTATGCGTGTACGAAAAAGAAATCAGCTGCAAACTGGTATTTAGTACCATAAGTTCTTTCGAACCCTGCACCGTATGTACCAGTTAAGTCTTCGCACACATCACTTTCCTGTACGTCCCAACGAATACCCATGATCGGATCTGTTTGCAAATACGATTTAAGGTTATCGCTTGTTCTGCGGTTCACTGCATCGCTGTCATTTGCAGTAAATACACCGATCGAACCATTTTGCACCAGGTAATGCGTTTCGGCTACTGCAGGATCAGTGTCATTTTCAATCCGGTTAGAAGTGTAGTGCCTCATACCAGTAGCACTTGGCAAATCGCCTTCTAATACACCTCTCATATCCTCATTGTTGTACTTGCCCATTGCTTCATACTCCAACATCAATTCGCGGCTTTCCGTGCTGGCAATGTTCAAAAGCACACCATTCAAGTCATTTCTTGCAGCAATAGAAGGCACGTAGTAGTACAAACGGTTTCTTTTATCATACGTAAGCGTATAACCGCCTGCTGAAGCAGTTAAACCAGGAAGACCAACAGTTGCATTCACGGCACTTTTATTGGTTTCCAATTGTGCTGCTGCATAAGTGTCCAGATTCACGAGAACACTGCGCATGCCGTTCATCACGCCATTTGCGTATTGCTGTTCCAGGGAAATAAGATTGTTATCAGATACTTTCGGATAAACAGAAATTTCAAAACCACGGGTGATTTTGCTAATGGTTGGTTTAGCAGATACCGGATTGCTACCAGTGATAGCGCAGGCTCTTGCCGTAATAACCGTTAGGGTCTGTTTAGTAAGTACCGGGAAATACAAAGGCACTGCATTTGCATTTGATTTATTGCTTTCCACTTCTTCTTTTGGGAGAAGCAAACGTGCCATATCGAGATACGCTTTAAAAGCGCCATATACTGAAAATCTGCCTTCAAAAGCAGTGAATTGCCTGCCAGCCCGTATGATCGCTTCGGTTCTGGCGGTGGCTGATAGTTGGGCCATTTTTAATGAGTTTTTTAATTAAATAAAAATTGATGTAAGAGGTCAGTCTCTTGCCTCATTTTTATCTACCCTCATCTTTGGCTCTTGATGTGGAATAAATAATTTATATCGCTATGCCTTGTTCTTTACAAAGCTTTTCGAATTGTACTCTGTACTTTTCATCGTCTACTTCAGGATCAAAGCCAGTTGCTTTCAGATGGTCGTGAACTTGTTGCCTGGTGGTAAAGGCCCCACCTGCTACACCATTACTGCCACCTGTGCCGGTACCCGTTCCTGTTACTGTATGCTGCGATGGCGTGAACCATGAAGCATAGTTTTCAGAAATAATGTCGCCGGCAGCTTTTGGCTTACCGTCCTTGGTGCTCATAAGCGGCTTGTCACCTTCATAAAAGATAATATTGCCTTCACTATCTTTTTTGGCTTCGTAGCTGCTTAAAAATCCCTGTTTGATAAGAGCTTTTTGCTTGTTTATGTACTGTTGCTTCTCTGCATCAGTTTTCAAATGGATGGGCACCGCAATGTTTACTCTATTTAGTTCCGCATCCACTTGCCAGGCAAGTTCTTTATTGAAAATCTCTTGGTCTTTTTTGCTCAGAGTTTGGGTAAACTCATTTTCCTTAGTTGTAATTAGGTTTTCCAGTTCTTGCACCCTTGCTTTTGTGGCAGCATCGCCGCCTTTAGCTGCACTTGTCTCGGATAAAGCCCTTTTTACAAACTCAGTTGTTTTCTCATGCGGACCTTTCTTAAGTCCGGTTAGAGTTTCTAACTCTCCGTCAATTTCATCCATCTTCACACGAAACTCCTGTTTCAACTTACCCGGTAACAAAACACTTAACTGGTTGTCCAGGTATTGTTGATCCTGCTCCTTCGTGCGAATAACCACATTTTCAGGTGGCGCCTGCATGAAATCATTTGTGAAAGAGCTAATCAAACCTTTTTTAAGTTCCGGATCGGTTTTCGCCGCTTCCTGAACTTGTTCTAATGTAACGTTCATATATTAATTGGTTAGTAAGTCTCTTTACTAAGCGCCTTGCAGTACTTCAGTTTTTATTTTCGATTCAGTGAAAAAAGTATTGCCTTTGCTGTCTTCTCTGTTCAAACGATCCCATGCGTTTTTAGAATAAAATTGCAGGTTCATAGTGTTAGGCACTACGATCATTTCACCATTGAACACGTCCAGGTTATCCTGCACTACTACAACTTTATTTTTCGCGTTATGGGGAATGAAATGTTGTCTGCCTTTGCTGTCAGTAACGAACTTACCTTTTTCATCTTTCTTTACTTCAGGCTCAATTGCTGCGGCTATTGGTGTAGGTGAGTTAGCCATTATCTGATCAATCACTTTTTCCCGTTCCATTTCAGGACCTGTCTCAGTGGCAAACACAATTTTCCAACGCTCATCTAACTCTGCATCACTCAGACTTTCCAGTTCTTCCCTTTTTAGTTGTGCTGGTGTTTTTTCCTGCTGTACTGGTGGTTGATTCTGTGGTGACTGGCTGTTCCTGTTCGCGTTCCTGTTTGACATATTCTAAAAGTTTTTTAGTAATTACATCTACTTTTTTTTCAACGGTAATCGACATACCCCATTGAACTATATCGCCGTTTGTCAATTCAAATCTACTAATAAATTTAGCAAAATCTAATTTCAAAAGAAATTTTTCCGGATATTTCTGGTCTAACTGGTATGCCAGGCACTCGGCAAAGGACAATTCACTAAAGGGTTCCAGGTAATCCAATAACTGCGCACGTTTCAGTTCATAGGGGTTATTGCGGTACTCCGTTTGTACTAATTGCTTCTTTTTCTGAGCTGTCAGATAGCCCGACACCCCTACTTCTTTAAAAAGTTTATACTGATCGGCAATGTCTTTTGCTGTATATAGTAAAAATTGTTCGCCGTAATTCACAACACAGTTCACATAGTAATCCCCATACATCAAACGCCCCATTGTGTCAACAAAGAACTTCTGTGTGGCTTCAAAATCACGTTTCAATCGTAACAGTACATTTCTTTTACCTTCTACTGTTACCTGAACCTGTTTTTGATTCACTGCTTCTTTGGTCACTGTCTCATCTGCACTACCTACACAATTAGCATAAACTTCCCATTCCAGGAAGTCAATTTTCTTTTGTATGTAGTCAAGTGAAGGAATGTGTGGGGCGATTATTTGTACAGCGTCCGGTAATTCCGGATCTCCTTCTTTTGGATAAGGCCGTGTTACCACGGTACCAGGGCCAGAGAATTGACTTGCTTTTTTTGCGCATGCAGGACAGTCATAAGTAGACGACTTACCTTCCTGATTCATGAAAGTAACAAGTCCTTCACTACAGCTATTTCCCTCCTTATCCACGTATTCGCATTCTTCTTCCGGCATTACCATTATAGGAAACGGACCGTAAGTTTCATAAATACGTGCTGCTATTTTAAAAAACAATAACCAATCCAGATCGCCTAAATTATCGGAGGCTTGTACCTTTCGCACAATCGCTAAATCATCATCGTTGTAGAGTGGCGTTTTAGGAAGGAATGTAGCCGGGGTAAAACCAAGGTTGTGAAATGATTCAGATAAAAGACGAAATTCTCTTTCACCATTTTGGCCGGGTTCTTCTGTTTCTTCCAGTATGCGATAACTCACATCGTCGATAGCAATGTATTTTTTGACAGCTATCTTAAAAATAAAAAGTCCTATGCGCTCATTGCCGGTAAAGTCACGTTGCTTAATTACTTCAACAAAATTGCTTACGTCCACTTTGTAGTAATACGGCCGTGGGCGCAGTGTATCTTGCACAGACGGCAAGTCAATTACAAAAATGCAATTGGGTTGTGTCTGGTATGCACGAAAAGCAACTGTTTTAAAATACTTGGTAATATCGATCTCCTGCAGGTATTTACGATATTCAACCCGCATGGTATCATCCAACATTTCTACATCAAAATACGAATCCTGTGCTGTGAACATTTTCTCATATTCATCAAACACAGAATTGCATAAAGCCGTTGTAGCAACAGGAAAAGCAAACGTATTGCGAAACGCAGTTACTTTATCCGGAGGTAGTAGCTTGCTAACCCATTGCATGAACTCATGAAAGTAGGGGCTAACCTTACCTTCCCGGTCAACCGCTTTTGTATGAAACTTTATCCTGTTTTCATGAAGTTGGGCTTCACTGATTGCTAAACTACTGTCCGGTGTTCGGATTCTGTCCTTTACTTGTTGGAGAGATAACACCATTTTCGTACTTGAAAGGTTGTTTATCAGCAATTACCCATTTGTCTTTATCGCGAACTTTACCTTTTTCCTGAATTTTAAACAGCTTTTCTGCTGCGGGAATGGTCATGTCTTTCACTTGATCCCCATGAGAGACTTTTATTTTTGTTTGCTCTGCCATGTTAAATAGTTAAAAGGTTAGTGCCTGTATTTGTAGCCTGTACAATCAGATCATCAGCCCAACCCGGAGGCAGGTCAAATGATACACGGGCAATGTTGTCTTTATTGAAACCTTCTGTACCAGGATCACCAGCCATGATGTTGTACACAGGAATACCAGAACCATCGGAGTTTGAAATAACCTGGCCGAAACGATTAACCATGTACATCCAAATGTTTGTATCGCCAACTGATTCATTTGCCAGTTTACGAAGTGCGTTTAGTTGTGCAGGTGTCCAGTTCTGTGCATCAAGAGTAACCGGCGCAAATCCGCGTCCGTTAAGGCGAGGCACACCATCGAGAGTTGTATTATCATTGCCGCCCTCTTTCAAAATTTCACCAGGAGGTATCACCACGTTTGGCATACGTGGCGTTTTTACAATCTTGGTATCATCCGTTTCTGCTAAAAGCGGTGTCCAGGTTGCTACTGCCTTGATTGTTGTTGCTGTGAAGGAAGAAACTGCTTGAATGCGCTGAAAAAAGAAACGCTGAAGCTGATCAAAGCGAAACGCACATTCGCTATCGGGTATGTCTGTCAAAAGCTCGTCAGGAGGACAGGTAAAAAGAGCGTCCGGCATTTTTTAAAAGTTTAAATGTTTAGGAATTGCTTTTTAACCGTCTCTGGCTTGGCGTAAAAATAGAAAAATAATTTGAAATGCTAAGTTTTTTAGTAAATTCGGTTTCTTCTTTCAGTAAATAGCATGGCACAAAATCGTTAAAACCGAAATTCGGCCTCTGTTTTTACAGAGGCTTTTTTATTTCAAGTTTACCTGAGTTATTAACGATTACTTCTGCGCTTGTTTCATCTACAATAGCAGGAGTGACTAAAACTTTGCCCGCAGCATCAAAAGGAATTTTGCGTATAGGTTGAGAGACGAGCATAATATGTTGTCTACGCATCATTTCATGGTTGATTAGGGCGAGTAAGCGCAAACGTTTTGCTTCTCTACGAGAGTATTTTTTCTTTCTGAGTATGCGGGGTATTTTTCTTTCGTACCGCGCTAATTCACCAAAGTCTTTAACGGTTTGTTGAGCGAACGAAACGGTTTGATCAAAAATAGCAAGAGCCTTCTGTAACTTAGGGTGGTTTGCAGCAAGTTCTTTTAGTTCATTTACTACAATCTTATAGCTAGGTTCAAAACTTTTTTGAAACTGCTCAAACTTCTCTTTACTCATGTTCACGTAGATACTGTAAGTAGGCTCCATGGTATAAATTTAATTCTTTCGCTTGTATTTATAGCCAGCATGCTTATTAATAAATTCCTCTCTTACCGCACTGGTTAAATTATCTACGTGTTCATCATGCTTGCCATTAGGGAAAGAGCCAAGTTGATCTAAAAACGCATCATTCCACGGGCCATAAATTAATTTCACTTTACCTGCTTCACAAATTGCAGCAATACCGTTAGCTCTTGTTTCCTTATCGTCTTTCGGCGGTTTATCCTGCAATATGTTCAATCCAGGTATTTGCTTTAACTCCTGAACTACAGTAATACCGCTTGCCTTTGGTTCCACTTTCATTGTACTGCGTGGGCTATGGCCATGGCGTTTTGCATACAGTGGCAAATACTTCTTTAGCTCAGGAAACTCCAAATACTGTTCTTCAGCATTTACGATATACATTATCCCACCTTCTATGAAGTATGCAAATAACCCGCTTGGGTCATTAGTTTGTTTCTTAGTGTAGGCTGTATCAATCTTAAACTTTATTGTTGCATTACGTGGCACTTCACGCTTTACCACTTCAAACCATGCTTTCTTCAGTATACCCCCCTCAGCAGGTGAAGGACGTTGGTCTAACTGCGCTGCGGCACCGTAAGTACCTAAGTCTTTTCGCAACTTGGTAATTGCTTCCGGACCTAACCGGATAGGATCTAACAAACCATTTTCATAAAACTGTTTCCACTCAATAGGTCGTACATTATCCTGCACTTCAGCAGGAAGGCAGATGTGTAATATCCGTCCTCCCTTGGTAAGCAAATGGCCGGTATTGTCCTCTTCATGCAAACGCTGTTGCACTGCGATCATTGTAGCAACAAGCTTATCTACCTTGCGGGTAGATAGCGTTTCATCACCATACTTATTTGCCTCAATACGGGCAAGCTCACTTGCTGCTTTCTGTGGGTTAGTGCTATCATCTACAATGATCTGGTGTGCATGTATACCGGTTACAGCCGCACCGGTAGATGTAGCATAACGCTCACCTCCTACTTTGTTTTTAAAATGGCCTTTAGCTTCATTGTCCTTATCGATCTTTACATGAGGGAAATACTTCTGATACTTCTCACTCCAAAATATCTTACGGGATTTATCTGCTAAGTCAAGTGAAATGTCGCCGGCGTATGATGAGCAAATAAAACGCTGTGTGGGGTCAATTGCCCAACACCACATTGGGTACATGATGCTAACGATAGTAGATTTTGTTGAACCAGGTGGAACGTTAATAATGATCCAATCAAATTCAGCAGGCAAACGCTGCTTTACTCTTTTACCCACACCTTCCAACACTTCACATATCTTCTCAATGTGCCAGTTCCATACAGGCGTCTCATTGATCAACGTACTCCAAAACTCTTTTACAAAAAAGAAAAATTTATCCTGGCACAGATCAGCAGCTAACATATCCTGATCAATTTCCAGAGAGAGTAAATCTTCAAGAGTTAGTTCGGGCATTTACCAATTTGGTTTATTCAGGTATTGGATAATATATTCTTCTTTGAAAAAGATAAAATCTTTCAACGGTAACGTATCGCCATTTTCAAATTGTAAATCCTTTTCGCCTGTATAAAACCACTCTAAAGAAACAGGTGCAGATTTTGCACCAGTGGCTTTATCTACGATTACGAATTGTTTTCTTTTTACGTTAACATCCATCACTTCATAAAAACATTTAATCGTTTCTCAAATTGCTCGATTGATTCATAAACTACTGTCGTATCACCGCTTTTAAATACAAGCTTTACGGCTGTGCGCTCATCGTTTGTTTCGTCTTCTGAAACCGGATAATAAAGTGTTATATCAAAAGGGTTGATCATCATAAACGAATCTTCACCGCGTTCGCTCACGTCCATATCGGCCAGCTTTGTGCTAACCAGGCGAATAGGTACTTTTAGAAATTTATTAGTAAATGGCATGCGGTTAATTTTTACTTTCCATACAAATAGCAATCGTGTTCGATACAAATTGCTCAAAGCTTTTCTGGTTAATCTGCACATCTGCCTGAATGCCGTGTTGGAGCAATGCTTTCTGGCAATCTGCTAATTTGCGCAACTCGGTTTGCAGACTTTCCATGTGCTCTTGATACATTGCTAAATTGAAAATCGGGGTATCTGGCATATTAAAATGGTTTTTTATAACACTCAAATACTTTGTCCAGTTGCTTTTCATCTCTTATCCAAAACACCCAATCATCTTTTGCCACTTCCTCCTCAATCACTTCGATGTAGAATGTCTTAGGTGTAAATGGAAAACTTTTTATGTATTGCCCGCTATGAATAGTTTGGCCGTTGAGCATTTTAGCTGAGCCGGACCAGGTAGTATTGTTCTGAGTTTTCCAAACAATTGCATCCAGGTAATACGCTCCTTTGCTGTCTCTGAACAAAGCGCTACATCTGTTATTTTGATTCAACCCATCTGCTACTGTGCCCCACTCCTCCTTAATACCTGTCAACTCACAAATAGGCTCCTGCAAACAAAGTTTTTTAATAGTCTGCGCCAGTGCTGTAGCTGTGAAAGGTGCTGAACCACCGCTTTGTCCAGACAATCCAAACTTCTCACATAGCGCAAGTATTTCAGGTATGAAAGGTTCAACTATAGGTCTGTTATCAACAGCAGCACTTTTAACTAAAATGTCCAACTCTTGTTTTGCTTTTCTACCAGTATTTGTAATCATACTATTCTTCGGTTCGCCTTTACACCGGAAGGTTTTAATTTTTGCTATAAATTTTTTTAGAGTTGGATTAAGTGGTATACAAATGTATACCTAATTTTTACAGGTTGGATTTATTGGATATTTGGCTTTCTGCGGCTGTCAGGCTACGGGGGGAGGGGTAAATTTATAATACCTTATAATCTATCTTATGTTAAGTAGCCACATTGTCATGGTTGCTTAACTCCTCTCCTACCCTATCAGAATCAGTGCTTTGTTGCTCATTTGGTATACATTCATATACTAAACTATCATCGTTAACAGTATTGCTATTATTGTTAATTAGTTCAGTACTAGTATACTCATTTGTTAATGACATTTGCCTTAGTACTTCAAGTAACTTTTGCTTTTGATCTGATGTAGCAGCTTGCAACATGTGTTGTACAGTAACGTTCACTTCTCTCTTCTCTTCAATGAAGGACCTTTGTAGTTTGGGTTTAAAGTACTCTACTACTGCTTGCCAGGCTTGCACATAAGCTTTACCTTTTAGTTTGTTCATCTCGCGAATGAGCTTCATTGCACCATTGCCAGAGGTATAGAGGTCTACTGCCTTCCATGCACTAGGTCCGTCAATAAGATGATCGATACCTAATGCCTGTTTTACTTTAGTCTTACTAGACACCATGCCTTTCTGCTTACGTGGTGGTGGGTTCTCTGCTGTCCATGTTCCTGCTGACTTCATCAAAAAGCGATTTTCTATTAATTCACGTGCGATTTGGTAAAAAAGGCAAAATGGCACCAAAATAAGGTGCAAACCAGTGGAAAATTAGATTGGCAATTTAGTAGCTAAATATTTTAGCAGAAAAGACTAAAACCATAAGCAACATGAAAATCTGACAAACAAGTAAAATACAATTGCCAATTTGCAGACATTGCCCCTCCCGCCTCCCCAGTGGTAAATTGTTGTTTGTTTCCGGATAAGTATTAGCTCCTTATGTTTCCGGGGTTTTCTGTTTTGCTGCCTTGCGGCTTTTGCTCAGCTCTTGTAGAGGTTTTTTAGACTTGCAGTTGTTAAGATCGGGTAAAGTGTGTTATACCGGGGCAGCTCTTAACTAGGTGAAATTACTAAATTTATTAGTACTTGATAAGTGAAAAGAAAAACCTTTTTTGGTTATTAATAAATTTGGAATTTGGTATACAATTGTATACCTTTATACTGTCAATCAAAAACAAGTAAAATGTGCTTCAAAACTTCAAGAACTCAAACAACAGGTACCAAACACAATAGTGCTTGCGAAATGTCTTTTGGTCGCCCTTCTACTCACAACAATTGCCCACGTTGCCAGGAATTAAAAGCCGGTGCAACTACTCGCAAAGGTTGGTTTGAAAACAAACGTGAAGTAGTTAATCAAAGCCTTTCTGCTTATTGCTTCAGTGTTGCAATCTACCATGCAAGATGTACTAAAGAAACTAACCCTTCATGTGCATGTGGTAAAATGTCTTACACTGATTAATCATAAACTCTTTTGTCAATCAACAACATTTAAAAACCTCAAAATTTAATCAAATGGAAACTTACCAAGTATCGCCTTTTCAAACTTCAGAAATTATTCTTTGCGTTGTAATCGTTGCTTTTTTGTGTGTTCTTATTGTGAGAGCATGCAAGACCGAAAAATCAGTAAACTAATTTTTGTCAATCGTAAAAACTTTTAAAAATGCTTACGCTTATAAACGGAAATAGACAGCCTTACGAAATAGGACTTCCAAAATTGGTAATTGTTGACGGTGCAAAATGGAATACCGGCGCAATTGCTCACATCAAAGAAAATACTGGGATAGAATTTAAAAAAGACCATTGGAATAATCTTGAAGCACAACCAGAGAATTGTGAGCAAATAACCAAGCTGTTTTTAACCTATAATTTCAAAACCAGGTATTACAACAACTGGAATTATAAAAACACTTTGATGTTAAAATCTGATCATCATGTAGGCTTTGACGTAAATTCTATTTGCTATAGCTGTTGTCAGGAAAATGGAATACACACAGGAAGTTTAAAACCCACCGACAGATTATCCTGCTAAAAATTTTTGTCAATCGTAAAAACTTAAAACCATGCTAGAGATAAAAAACAATACCGGCGAAGTAATTGCAATCTGCAAACCTGTTCCCAAACCTTCAGCCACTTATACAACAGGCGCAATACTTGTAGATTCTTGGGGTTGGGAACAAACCAATATTGATTTTTACGTAATCATTGAACGTAAGGGGGATTTTGTAACTGTTCAAAAATTACTAAAAGACAGAAGCCCTAAAATTGGTTTTATGAGTAACCACGTTAGGCCAACATTTGTTCCCGACTTGAAAGAAAAACCAATTCGTAAAAAAGTAAAAATCTTTGATGGTAAAGAAGCCGGATTTACTTTTCGTAATTATTCCGGTGGTGGTTGGTGCTCACTTTGGAAGGGTGAAAAGGTAACCGAAACTCATTATGCTTAATTTTAAAACTGTTTTTTATGGCAACACAACAAAATACTTTTATTAGGAAATTCGGTCACCTGGCAATTATAATAACGGTCACTGATTGGAATGATTTTAAAGAATTGGAAAAGCACTCAAAAAATAAAGAACCTGATTTTTTACTAAGCAGTGTAACATCAAAAGACATTTGGAGTAACATGAACCCACAATTATTAATCGCTACACAAGGTGAAGTGGAAGATATAACCGAAAAAACGCAAGGTTTTGGATTGGCTGGAATAATAACTGGGAGTAGTCCGGCTGGTCCGTTGTGGCAATTTAGAAAAATTGATGGGCTTATAGCCAAAGAAGAATTTAGTAAACCAACACTATGAAAAAAGAGGGGCAAAAACCCCTCCTTCTTTTGTCAATCGCAAACATTTAAAAATGCTCACTAATACAAATTTACTAAAATGAAAAAATATTATTGGGTTAGCGCGATGCTAAAATTTAGAAATGAAACAAAATGGAAATTTGAAGAATACGTAACTAATAAACACCCATTTATTTCTAAGGCCGACTATTTAAAATTAGAGCCTGGAATTGATAGCGTGCCTTGTGATTATCAACTTTTAAATTGGAAAGAGATCACAAAAATTGAATACGACCTTTTTAACGATTTAATAGAAGATCCAGGAGACTAATAACCATGCAAAACGAAAAAGAAAAAATATTAAACTGGCTGGCAAAACGGGATTTAATTGCAATTGCCAGGCTGGAAAAAAAGCTGGGCATGAAAGGCCGGTTTTTAAACCAGGTATTAAAACGGCAAAAATCCCTGCCGGATAAATACATTGAGCCAATGAAAAAGGAATTACGGAATTATGGCTATAAATCCGGTGCTACTCCGTTAGAAGGTCCTGAACCAGGACAGCTATTTTCTTAATTTTTAATTTGGAAAGGTGCGGAATGCGTTTTAAGGCCTTTTTAGGCTCATTTTCGAGGTATTGGGTAAAAAGGGTAGCAATGTCCGGAAAATCGAAAATCTGGCAAATTTGGATAAGCACAGGCAATTTAGGCAATGCTCTGCCTTCTTCATACTTCCGGTAGGCTGGAAATTTAATATTCAGCTCTTTTGCTGTTTTTTCAGAAGTCCAGCCTTTTTCTTTTCTAAGGTGAGTTAAATTGGCTGCAAAAATCATCCTCATTTGTTCCGGTTTCATACTGCAATTTTTAATTTCCTGTGTTTAGAAATAATCGCTTTGACGGCTGTCATTAAACCATCTTGCACACCTGCTTTTCGTTCGTTGGATCTAACAACATCTACGTCAATTGTGTTTTTCGCTATAATGCTATTCATAATCATATTTTCAGCTATTAATCCCTGCCGGTGTATTCTCTTTGGTGCCTGCTGGAAATGCTCTAAATTCCAAGGACGACCAAACCAGGTGAATATATTTCCACCAGCTTGTAAATTCAAACCGTGGCCCATGCTGGCTGGGTGGCCCAATAAAACCTGTATTTCTCCACGGTTCCATTTTTCACTAATGCCCGGACCGTTTAACAACACTGGTTTGTATTTTTTCAAAAATTTCATTATTCGCTCCATATCGTGAATGAAAGAATAGCACACCAAAACAGGTTTGCCATTTGCCACGTCAATTATTTCCTCTAAAGCTTCTAATTTTTTATTGTGTACCTCATGCCATTTTTTACTGCTGTCGTAAACAGCACCATTTGCGAATTGCAAAAGCTTATTGGAAAGTGCTGCGGCATTTATGGGTGAAATATCCACGTCCTCTAAAGACAAAACCAGTTTTCTTTCAAAATCTTCGTATTGTTTTTGAATAATTGGCGGCAGCGTAATTTCAATATTTCGCTCTATAACAGGAGGCAATTGCAAATAATCCTCCGCTTTCATGGAAATGCATATATCTCCTATTTTTTCAAAAATCTCTTTCTGGTAGTAATCATCGCCTAAAATCGGATCATCTTTTCGAAGATTGTATTGGTATACTATATCGCCGTTTCGCTTACCTGGTGTAAAATAGCGATCTCTGAAGTGGGTTATATGTTTACCCAGCCTTTCCCCTTCATCCAAAAGATATATTTGCGGCCACAGGTCTAAAAGGCCATTTGGTGCCGGTGTGCCGGTAAGACCGATAACCCTTTTCATTTTTGGCCGCATTTTGCGAAGTGCTTTAAACCGGATTGCTTTAGCAGATTTGAAACTGGAAAGCTCGTCTATTATCGTAAGATCAAAAGGCCAATGCCCCTGCAGGTAAGTAATTAGCCAGGGTATATTTTCCCGGTTGATGATGTACAGATCCGCTTTTTGTTTTAAGGCTATTTTTCTTTTGATTTCCGGACCTAAAACTTTGGATACGGTTAAATGCTTCAGGTGGTCCCATTTCTCAATCTCAGCGCTCCAAACTTCTTCTGCTACACGTTTTGGGGCAATAACCAGGGTTTTGGAAATTTCAAAATAGTCATTTTGCAAAAGGTCAATCGCTGTTAAAGTAGAAACCGTTTTGCCTAAACCCATTTCCATGAAAAGCCCGGAAAAAGGATTTTTCAAAATATGCTGGGTGGCGTGGTCCTGATACGGGTAAGGTTTGTAAATCATTTCTCTATTTTTTGAAGAAAATCAAAAAGACTGTCGTTGCTATTTATAACCGAAACGTCAAAGCCCATTTTTCGTAATAGCTCGATAACTACATCTTGCCGGGGTGTTGGCTTCAATCCATCATCTTTTATTTCGGCGAAGAATATTTTACCACCGGGCATTAAAACAATCCTGTCCGGAACACCAGTAAAATAATTGCTGGAAAACTTCAAAGCCAGTCCGCCTTTGTCACCTACTTTTTTGCGAAGTTTTATTTCGTAATACTTCTCTTTGGACATATTATAAATTTTTGGTGTCAACACGGAACACACGAATTTCTATACATTTCTCGCGGGCGTGTTTTCGTGCGTTTTTCACTGTTTTTTACCTTGTTTATTTCTATATTACCTATTTAATGTTTTATAGTATATTTCGTTATTTCGTGTTGACAATTCAATGAAATGCAGGCCAGTATTGAATTGTATTGTCAACACTCAGTTCAAATTCGTGTTGACATTCGTGTTGTCCGTGTTGACACCCCATTCTTTTTTGTCAACACGATTGTCAACACGAAATCCGCGCGTGTTGACACGATAATAAGGCCTTTGACGGCCATAAATGTTGAATCTTTTAACAGTACCATCCTGTTTCCAATTCTTCATTTTTTTAAGGATTTCGTGGATAAATTTTGTGTTGTTTGTGGTCATATCTTTTTGCATTCCGTTAAGCACTTCACACCATATTTCAGCCACACAAACAGCCGTTCTCTGGACTGTTCCTTTTTCAGAAATGTCGTCTTCACCACCTGCTAAAAAGCTCCTGCGTTCATAGATATTTTTATCTTCCCAAGCGGTTGGCAGAAGTGTTTCCAGGTAGGTTTCAATCATTCCCTGGCGCTCATCTACTTCGCTGTGCTGTTCCCTGATTTGTTCAGCTACAAGTTTAATTTCTGCGGATAAATCAAGACTTTCACCTTTGGTATAGTAGTAGAAAGCTTCAGCCCATACCTGGTTAATTTCCGATTCAGTAAACTCCTTAAAAACATCTTTGGTGGGGCTATTTACCAATGTAGCAATTGGCAAAAATCGGCGGTTGCCATAGGCACCAGTCAGGAACGTATCACGGTTTGTAGTAGCTATAAAAATGCTTTGCCTGGGATAGCTTACTTTTTGCCTGCCATAAGCCGGACGATAATCATCTGCGGGGCTGCTAATAAAACGTTTAATAGCGTCCTGATCAGCTCTGCGAAAAGATGCCAGTTCAGCAATTTCCATGATCCATACACCGCGTAAACTCTCCATTCCGTCTTTTGCGTGTATGTCACCAAGGCAATCAGAAAACCACTGCTTTGCCAGTTTTGCTATAATGGTACTTTTGCCAATACCTTCTTTGCCAACAAGAGTAAGTACGGTGTCAAACTTTACTCCTGGCTGCATAACACGGGCTACAGCAGCAACTAAAGTTTTACGTGTAATAGCCTTTATATAATCTGAATTATCAGCGCCTAAGTAATAAATAAACAGCGTTTCCAATCGTTTGGCGCCATCCCATTTTAAGCTTTGCAGGTATTCACGTACAGGGTGAATTTTATGTTCCGTACGGATCTTGGCAAGTGCTTTTTGAATATGGGTAAAAGGCATATTGTTACCTTCCAGGTAGTGCGCCAGGCAATCAGAGTCATCGTCAGAAAAATCTTTTGTAGTGTCACTAACTTTACGCCAGGGTAGATTTTTAATAGCAATTAGCCTTTGTTCAAATTCATCATATACCAGAGCATTTTTTAGCCGCGGGTCGTGTTTTAGAATAATGTAAATATTATCAATGGTAGATAAAAATTTTCCTTGACGATCTGCTTTTAAAAGCTTTTTCCATTCATCATTTGCTTTGGTATCTTCAATTTCAACACCGCTAAAAGCTTCATCAATATCAGCAGTAAGCTCTTTTGCTCTTGTATAATTTACCTCTTTATCATTACTGGCTAATTCCTGCATGGCTTTATAAGAAGGCAAATTGATAGATTTTACATTTACGGGAGAACCTTCATCTTTTAATCCAAACTTGTGAATACGTACCAGGTCAAAGGCATTGCACAAATTCCCGCTTATTGGATCGGTGCCATGGTGAGAAAAAACAAATTTATCATCGTACACAACCAGACCGGCACTAGTGCTCCCTTCTTTATAACTATAACGGCCTTCAACGTCGCAAGGCTCATAAACGTCAGATAAGTATTTTTCGATTGCTTCGCTGATCGTGTAGGTCCTGCAGAAAGCACCGATAATACCTTTTTTTTCCAGTGGATCACCCTGCTTTTTTATTTCACGGTCAATAAGCGCATTTTCCTTTGTACCGGTTGGCCAGCTACTTGTATCAGTCCAATCGGTGTAGGTGGCCAGTGTTTCATCTACATCGAGCCAGGGGCCGTCTTGGGAGTAAAATAAAAACTCACCATCTTTTGCAGTAGAAGGCCAGTACATTATTTGCGAAGGCTTAAAGCTTGTTGTATGATCAAAGAGGTCAATACCAATATTATCAGCTATACGCCTGCTAATGGCTTTAAATTCATCAATACTCACTTCCCGGCTCAGTGGTATCACAACCCGAAAACGCGGCGATTTTGGGCTATGTTTATGTGTGGTATAAAAGACAGCAGCGCAGTTATAAAGCAACGTGAAATTCTCCCACGCATCCATACTGCCATAATCCATATCGAGAGTAAGAAGTTGCCGGTGCATCACAGTATGAACTTTACGCTTACCACCTTGCAGATAACCACCTACAAACCCGCCAACGTCCTTTATTTCATCTTGGCGCTTACGGTCAAAGGCAATGTATTCGCTATAGGTTTCTGCTGTTGTGTGTGTCTCAGATAACTTTTTAACCAGGTCACTCCATTGCATTTGTTTATTCTTCCAGGTAGCTTGCAATCTGGTTTTTCCTATGGCGATATCCAAGATACCATCGTATTTTACAGGTTCGGTCATTTTGTTAAAATTGTTGTGTTACTACTCTTAATTTCGTAGGTCGGATTTTTAAAAAAGGTTAACACGTAACCTGGTTATAGTTCTCCATTGAATTATTTTTTAATCTTCTACAGCTTTACTTCTATTTCTTAAACTTCTGAGTGCTCTTGAGGGTTCTGTTCTGGGTTGAGTTTGGATTTGGCTGCCTCATCTTTATCATGGTACAGGCATAAAGCGTGACCATAAATTTCATCGGCTTCTGGGTTCATTCGGTTAATAAGGGCAGCGCATGGGAAACAATAATACTTTCTAGTTGAATGATTAAAAAAGACAGCGTTTTTATTATTACAGGCTGTTCTATTACATTCTTCTTTAAAATCTCCTTTCGCCATAATTGTATTTTTTATAAATTCTCTTTTTAAATCAGTTCTCTTTATTGGGGGTTTATTTTGGTTATCCGGCTGAATTGCTACTAGCATCGCCTGTTGTGTCACTCACTTGTACGTTTAGTTCGCTATTGAGCTTATTTGTTTTTAATTTTAGAAACATCAACTTTGATTATTTCGTAATCTTCATTGTACATAAACAAATTATTTTTCTTAAATGCTTTTTTCATCACTGCAATTTCAATCATATCCCAACTGACATTTTTAATAGAGTTTAAAATATAAACATCCTTTCCGGTGATGCCTTCTTTTATAGCTCTTTCACACATTCCGTTGAATATTACAGGCGCACCCATATATGAACCTCCTGACAATGGTAGTAATGATGAATCAGAATATATTTCGTCCGCCCTCTTAACTGCATTCCAAGTTTTTTCAAGGTCGTGCCAAGCATAATCCAGCACTTCTGCAAAAACTCTCCTGATGTAATTAACTTTCCTTTCTTCACACAAAGACATTACGGTTTGCTGTGCTCTTTCAAGTTCACTAGCGTGTAGTATATCTGATTCAATGTATATCCTTCTTTTAATGTCGGTTTCTGTATGTCCTGTAGCATAACCGTAATCATCTACCCACTCTTTAGATTCAAGACATTTCTTACAGGTAACCTTAGTTGGGTCTATAGTTGCCTCTTCCTTTTCGCTATGGCTATGAATTTCTTTTCCGCAAAAAGTAGTGTAATTAAATTTACCTCCATAACCAATAGTGTAATGTGTTTTTTTCATTGCTCAATTATTTGTTACAGTACAAGAGTGTGACACAAGGGACGATCATTCAGGGCTATTAAGTTTAGGTACTAACATATAATGGGTTGAAACTGCAAAGGGTTGATCCTCTTCCATCCACCTTCGCCATTCGCCATTATCATACAGTATCAATACATCGCTTTCTGATGCCATAGCCTCTATAAATCCTTTATCTTCTTTGTTATCAATAGGCATCCATTGTCCAGTAGAATTACCAGACGTACAAGAGTACGACGCAACGGAATCCAAATCAGGGCTATCCAGCTTAGTACCCACTTCCTTTTCTTCTTCTTTGGCTAGAAATTTTTTAAAAACATTTTCATAAAGACTATCAGTAAGCATACCTATTTCTGAAAGAAAAAGTTTTGGATTACCAACCCCATTTTGTAAAGAATAAAGTTCGTTTTGAATAGCTTCTTTGATACTATCTTCATCAACACCAGATACTTCTTTACTGGCTACAGTAGGGTTCTGTTCTTTATTTAATAATGAAGCAATACTTACTACTGAACCACTACCTGAATCATCACCATAAATAATATAATCTTCTCCGGGTGGATGGTAATAATTCTCAAAGCCGGGGTATCTCGACTTGGCAACCCGTATCGCTTTCTTTATAATTTCTTCACTCAGAGGCTTATCTTCTCTGCCTTGTGGTAGTGGTACAGCAACTATTTTTTTTGTTCCAGTATAGCAATCGTATAGTTCTTTATGAGTACCACGCCAAACACCTTTTCTTATTTCTACACGATATTCAATTTTAAATTCATCCAAACTATACACTCCCCCATCCTTTAATTTTAGTTCAGGGCTTACAGTAATGCCTGATTCTAGCCATGATTTGTAGGCTTCCCAATTATCGGGAACACCATTAAGCTCTTTTGATACTTCGGGCTTCTGAACTTCCGGCAAAGGCAATAGCTTACCGTATTCTTCTCGATAGATGTGGGGTTCTTTACTCATGGGTTATAGGTTTTTTGTCTTTAATCTTATTTCTCCAACAATTGCCATACAGGCAGCGCATTGTTCTTTACACCCTTCTTGTGGCCCGAATAAAATATACTGTTCTTCTTTTTCGCTCAGGCCCAAATCCTTTATTTCATTATAAGTTTTATTCCACTCTTCAATCGAAAAACCAACTTCTTCCGTTAAATGCTGACAATAGAAATGGGGCTTATCTGCTATGTCTTTACTCATGGTTGTTTAGATTTTTTCAGTTCAGCATTACGTTTACCTCTTTCCCACTCCTGCATACTTTCTTTAGTGGCAAACCATCCGAAATGGCAGTTAATTGTATCTGACCCATTAAGGCCACAATCATATCCTGCATCATAAGCAGAATTAAAATTTTTAGGTTCGGTAGCTATGTCTTTTGCTTCCATGTTCTTTGTTGGTTTGTTTTTTATTAGGGGTTAGCATTGACGTTTAACAGCTTTAATAATTGTCATAGCCATTGTTTTATTGGCGTGGCCTCCTCTTGGTGAATAGGTTGTTACATATCTGCCGTTTTTAAAAACCTTACCGTCCAAGTGCTGCCACGTGCCGGTAAACTGAACAACCCATTTATCACCAGTGTCTTTATCGGTAACATGAACTTCTGTTTTTTCAAATTCCAATTTCATACCTTATTATTTACTGGTTATTTGTTTTTGTGCTGCTCTGTAGCCTTGCCAATATTCATCTTTCCATTTATCGTAAAGGGCTGCACCTGATAAAAAATATTCTTTCTCTTTGCTATACCATTGGTCTGCTGCTGGCTCATAAACCCACTCGTGTGAACTTGCCCACTCTGCAAACATTATTGCTTCACTTGCGGTATAATCGTTATCAGCCATATCTTCTATAGCTTTGATTTCTTCAGGTGATAAAGCCTCTACATCTTCTTTCTCCTTTAAGGGAAGGGAAACTTTTTTAAGCCAATATTTTACCTGAACAAACCACCTAGTTTCAGATTGCTTTGTCCCTGAATGATATAAAACACCAATTCTGCTTGTATCGTTGGGAATTATAAAATATTCTCCTTCCTCTGTTGGCATTTCATCGGCTATACTTACAGCCACATAACATTCTTTCAGGGGAAGGGTTTGTGCTTCTAGCCCATCCATAGCTTTAAAAAGTAATTGCTGTATTTCATAAAAGATAGCTTCATAATTTAGCTTGCCATCCTTAGTTGCCTTTACTCTTAATTCATCTATTTTTTCAACCGCTTGTTTCAGGTTATTTTCCATACAATGCTTTTTGTTTTTGTTCCTTAGAAAATTATTTTGGTGCGATGCGTATTTTAAAACGGTAAATCCTCAACGGCTTCCGCTTCCTGTTTTATTTCTACCCACTTTGCCGATTTGCTACGCCAGCAATAGAAGAAATACTTCTTTATGTTTGGCAATTTCTTTATACAGGCTATGTTGTCAATGTGATAGCCAATGTCCTCATAACGTCGATCAATGTTATAGCCTGTCAGCGTTTTGCCTTTAAGTCCGATATAGTTCACTCGCACACACCATTTTCTAAAATCTTCCAGTGTGATAGTGAACGGTATTCCATCCCTGGCAGCACGTCCTTTTACATTGTTGAATGCATAACGTACCGGGTCTGCCAACCTGCTTTTTCTACTCCTGCAACCACCACACATTTTACCTTGGCATTCATTGGTGCAATAAAGCACCTGACAAATTCCCTTGGTAGTATGTTTTTTAAATTGCAGGGGTTTCATAGTGTTTCCTTCGTGGATCCAGAATAAACATTGCTACGTGTCTACCAGTGCCAGGGCCTTGCATATTATCTTCAGTCGAATGCCAGCGAACATTTTTTAAGTTCCTTACTTCAGCGCCTAATTCATTTAGCAGCATCAACACCCATTTGTCAATTGGATAAACCAACACAACCAGTTTTCCTTTTTTATATTCTTCAATACATTTTCTAGCCCATGCCGTTGGTCCTTTCTTTTTTTTGTCGATAGCACATACATAAGAACCAAAAGGAGGATTGACATAATTCCTTTGACCCCACTCAGTTCTTAAACCGTCAAATCCTTCTGGCTTAGGGTAAGGACATGGATCAAAGTCAAATTGAAATTCATCCTGCAATTGTTTCATCAGGTCGGGTGGCGTTAACCAGTAATGTTTTCCATCTGCTTTATTTCCGTTTTCGAATGCCATTTAATCTTTTTTATAGTACATAGTCTCAAATCCATCAGCAGCCAAAGGCAAACCCTTAGCCCAGCTAATTGGCATACTCATAATTTGGTTTACTTCATCCAGACTACCAACGCCAAGCGGCATTTCCATAACTATTTCATCGTGTATATGGGCAATGATCTTATAGCCTTTATCGTGCAGACGGAGCATAGCAGTTGCCAGAACATCACGGGCCACAGCCTGCACAATGTTTTCCACCAATTTCCCACCGTATGTATTCTGCTTACCCCACTGCTTTGTTGTCTGGTTCATGCCTTCATAGATCAACGTATATCCGTTAAAGGCGTTTGGCCGGGTAGAAGGTTTTAAATAACAAAGTCGTCTGCCACTTGGCAATTGAATAAAGAAGATGCCTTTTTCTTTCAGCATCTTCACACCATGGTTTAAAACAATTGTTTGGCCTGTCTGTACACAGGTGTTTGCTGCTTCACCTACCTGGTACCAATAGCTGCAAATCTTCCGGTTAGCATTACGCCACATCTTAACCAGCTTCGGTAATTCCTCTTCCACAAGGCCCATGCGTAAAGCGCCCATTGCTATTAGCGCATTAGGTCCACCCTGGTAGCCCAATGCCAGTTCTGCGATCTTTGCCTTATGCCGCCATTCACTTGTTTTAGTAACTTTCTCAATGGGTATTTTAAACATGTGCGCTGCAGTAGCTTCATAAATTTTACCGTGAGTATTAAATACGTCCAGCTTCCAGCGTTCACCACTGAGCCATGCAATTATTCTTGCTTCAATAGCTGACAGGTCACTTATGATTAATCTATTTCCAGGCTCTGGAATAAAAGCAGTGCGTATAAGCTGGCTTAAGGTATCAGGCACATTACCGTAAAGCATTTGTAGTAATTCCAGGTCATTACGCTTTACTACTTCCCTTGCCAGGTCCAAATCTTTCATTTCGTTACGTGGAAGGTTTTGCATTTGCACAATGCGACCAGCAAACCTTCCTGTTCTATTGGCACCGTAGTATTGAAACAATCCGCGAATACGGTTGTCGCTGCATTTGCTTTTAACCATGGCCGCATACTTCTTTACAGAAGTCTTTGACATTTCCTGCCGTATGTTTAGGACACGCTTAATAGTATCAGCACCTATATAGCCGTCTACCTTAGTAAGCAGTTCCGGTATATCTGTTTTTTTCAGAGTATCAATATCATCAAGCGGCATTTCCTTGGTTAACCATTCTTTCAATTGAGACACACTGTTAGGATTGCTAAGGCCAGTGAGCTTAATTGCTTCAGTGGTTAGTTTCTCTTTATAGATGCCTTCCATGCTGATTGCATTTTTTACCAATTCAGGATCTACCAACACGCCGGTATCGTTTATTTGCTGATCCAGGTGCCACAGTCTTTTTTCAACAGGAGGTATTTCGAAAAAGGAAATTTTGTTTTTAATTGCTTGTTCGGCTACTACGTCCTGCGCACAATAGTCTTTGAATTGCTGCCACTTTACCGGGTCATGTTGCGGCAGGTTACGTGTTCTGCCACCATTAGCTTTTGTAGGCTTGCAGGGCATCGAGAAATAACGGATAAGTGGTTTACCATTTCCTTTTTGTTCGGTTAAGTTTAGCACTCTGGCAACTGTTTCAAGATTGAGAGGCAAACCAAGCATTGAGGCATGTACGGCTGTACACTGCCATTGGTCAACGGGTAATTTTAATTTGAAATATTTATTAAGGGCCGTCCTTTCGAAGTTGGCATTAAAAGCACATTTTATTATTGAGGGGTTAGTAAGTGCATTCTCAATTTCTAAAGGCAAGTGTTCGCCTTGTGCCATGTCTACTACTTCAACCGGACGGCCATCAAGAGAGTAGCCAAATAGCAATATTTCAAAATCAGGAGCTTCCACGTATTTGTATACACCCGTGTTTTTTATTTCGTTGCTGCTATAGGTTTCTATGTCTATGGCTAATTGCATTAGGCTAATAACTTTTTTAAAAGGTTTTTGCTGTTGCAGTGTTTCGCCCAACCCCAATAAGATGCAATGGAAGAAAGGTTTTTCCTTTTGGCTACCATACGGGCAAAATTTTGTTTGATACTTTTTCTTAAAAGAATGTGAGTGTGATAAAAACGGTAACCTACAAAATCCAGACTACGTGCGTCAACAGGAAATACCTGGTAATTACCTTTTACCGATAGGTTTAATTTCTCGACTAAATAGCTTTTGAGCTCTTTAAATAATTCGTGTAAATACTGCTTATCATCTGAAAGGATAACCAGATCATCTGCATAGCGGAAATAGTACTTTACGCCTTTGGTTTCTTTCAGCCAGTGGTCAAAATAGGTGAGATAGAAATTTGCTAAATACTGAGATAGATAATTACCTATTGGTAACCCTGGTGCGCTGTCAATGATTTCGTCTAACAACCAAAGCAGGTCCTGATCTTTTATTTTCCTTCGTAATAACTGTTTTAAGATGGCATGATCTACCGATGGATAAAACTTCTTAATATCCAATTTCAAACAATACTTAGTACTTGCTTCATCACGAAGTGCTTTTTTTACTTTATTCGCAGCGTTATGAATACCTCTTCCTTTAATGCAACTGAAAGTATTAGCAATAAAACACGAAACAAACAACGGTTCTAAAACATTCATTATAGCATGATGCGTAATCCTGTCAGGGTAATAAGGTAATTTATAAACATCTCTTTCTTTTGGTTCAAATACTTTGAAAATTTTATACGGAGAGGTTTTATAAGTTTTATTTATTAGGGATTGATGAAGCTTAGTAATGTTGTTCTCCCGGTCAATGTCGTGAGCTTTAACACTGTACTGATTTTGTTTGCCTTTACGGGCAATAGTGTCGGCAAGCATAAGATTTTCTACGCTGCAAATTTGTTCATATAAATTACCTAATCGTTTCATCCTTTGCTTAATTGAATCACCTTCACTTTCGTTACCAGTGCTTCTTTTTTAAAATCATTTTTTGCCAAGAGGCAAGGCTTGTACTTAAATTATTTAGCAATTGCGGGAGCTAACATTCGAATTCGTGTAGTTGTCATTGACGTTGTTCAGCGAAAAGCCAGAAGCAAAACAGCACAAAGCCAAAATGCAACACTCCAAGTAGTACACAACCCTATTTATCAAACACCATGTAGTCTTTATACAGATCAATAAACTGTTTTACTGTGTACTCCGCTAAGTCTCTACTTTTGAAGCAAAGGCGGGAGCCAACACCCGAAGCCGCGTAGTAGTCATAGACGCCGTCCAGCGAAAAGCCAGAGGGGTTACTTTTTGTTTTCTCCATATCAAACCAGGGATAGTACTTGTATTCATCATTGTTGTTCCAATCGGGTTTCCAACCATCGTTTATAACCTGAATAATTATAAACAGTTTTGCAAGTGCGATTAACGCTTTATTATGTGGATTATCAGGCAATGCAGGCACAGCTTTTTTAGGATCAATACCTAGCTTCTTACAAGCAGCTTCAAAAGTTTTTACTTTCATTTTTAATATTTATAAAGTGAAAAATTGTTTGTATAATTCAATAAATTGTTTAGCGGCATATTCTGCTAATTCCCTTGATTTGAAGCAAAGGCGGGAGCCAACACTCGAACCCGTGCAGGCGCCAGTGACGCTGAGCAGCGAAAAGCCATTAGATTTATCCATGTAAAACCATGGGTAATACTTATATTCATTGCCATTATTCCAATTTGGTTTCCAACCTTCGTTTAAAGCAAGTATGATAATTTTCAGTTTTTTATAGGCTTCATCGTCGGGATCGTCCGTATTCGAAGCATGGAAACGCACACCTAACACTTCGCAAGCATCTTCAAATGTTTTTACACGATCAGTAATTTTTTGAGAAAAAAATTCTTTACCAAACGTATCTACTAACATTGTTTTAAATTCTGCTGAAGCTGAAGGGTAAAGTTTTCTAGCGTTTTCTTTATTTATTTGTAAGGTTTGCATATTTATGTTTTAAAAGAGTTTAAAAAGGACCTGCCTGGAAAAGCAGGTCCGTAGCCTAAACCGATCCGACAAAAAAATTATTTCATAAAATCCTCATCCTCTACTTCCACTTCTGCAAAATCATCTTCTGCACTGCTTCTACCAGAAAGCGGAGTATCATCTTTTGCTTTCATCACATGGTTAAGTGAAAAGCCTACGCCCTTGCTGCCTTCTTTGTCATAAGGGAACGCAGTGATTGATACAAAAGCCCAGCAACCGCTATACACATCTTCCTTGTTCAAAATCTTGTCGCGTTTGCCGTCTACAATACCAGGCTGCATTTTGGAAGAGGCATTAAGGAACATGCTTTTTAAATAAGCCTCGTCGTCCTTCTCTGCGTCACCGTCACGAAGCGGTTCTTTCAGCTTTTTAGGGATAACACCGCCCCACTTCTTTTTGCCTTCTTCCTTAGCGGCAAGTACCGCAGCTTCTACTTTGGCAATTGTCGCTTTGTCTTTCTTTGGGATGATAATAGAGGCAGCATACTTACCGTCCTTATTAGGTTCCCAAATCCATGCGTAACTAAGCCGCACCGGGCCTATTACGATTTTTGTACTGTTTTGCTGTTTTTCAGTTGACATTTTTACGTTTTTAAATATTAAGAGTTATTGTGTCTTAGTTAAAAGAAGTAGGTAACATGGTAAGTCACTTTTGCCCTGTATTACTTTGGCACTGCCTTTAGTCATGCATCACCCTTTCGGGTTTGATGGTTCTCAGGCGCTACCTACTTCTATTTGTTCAAAATCCTTAATTGCTGCAGCCGTACTATCTAATTCAGGCCGTTTGTCACTTTCAAATATCAGAGTTGGTTTGCCTTCAGGCTTCACTACTAAACCATTCAGCTTTTCAGTGAACACCGTTTTGCCAATCAGCTTTTCCATGGCGCCAATACCAAGCAACTTTTTTGTATAAATCTGATCCTGCTTAAAGCCTAATTTCTTTACGGCAGTAGCTACTTTCTTTTCATCTGCATACACCCGGTTGCTGCGTCCTTCCACCAGCTTAAAGCCGGGCCACTTTTTACCAGTAACAGCCTGCTTCAGTGCATAATCTTCCACGGCAGTTAACCAGTTCTTTATTACGTCTGCTTTGCCCAATATCTCAGTAATAGTCTCTTCAGAAAGTAAATCGGGTTGTATGCCTGCAAACTCACTGGCAGCAAGTTCCATGTGCTTTTCACCATTGGCCCTGCAGGTAGCACGGGCACGGCAAAAGCGGCAATGTTCACCAGGAATAAATTCGCCGTCACCGGCAAATGCTTTTGCAGCAAGCGGTTTTAATTCCTTATCACCCCATTCTTTCAAATAGCCAACAGGTACTTGCCATTCTGTTATATTGTCAATACGGGGTTGGTAAATGGTCATGCGCACTTCTTTGATGGAGTACAGAAAGTCGTGAGCTTCCAAAGCACCGAGCGCATACACCATCATTTGCTTATTGTTCTCAGCACTTACAGGCACACCCTTGCCATACTTCAAATCAGTGATTTCTAAAACACCGTCAGCAATGATCTGGTTGTCTATTGTGCCGAACCCCTCTTCTATATAGCTGCGTAAATCAACTTCTGATTCAAGAAGAATTGTAGCGTCCGAGGTATGCTGTTTTGCTTTTTCGAATCGGTCAATAACAAAAGCAGCATAATCAGAACAATAGTCAAACATTGCTTCATCATAGAAAACGTTACCGTGTATTTCTCTGAACGCATCGCTAAATTCTTTATCGCTGATCATGTTCAGCTTGTGTGCAAGCATTATTTCAGCCAGCTTATGTGCCAGTGTGCCTTCCTTTGCCACGTCGCTATCAGTGTCAGGAAACTGCTCTTCCAGTCTTGCGCTTTTAGAGCACACAAGCCATCTACTTGCAGATGAAGGGGAAAGAATCGCATGCTTACCCATTACAGTGCGTTTAGGTCGTTGATAAATGCGGCTCTGTCTTTCTCTGCCACTTCGGACACTGAAGGATAGCCGTATTTGTCCAGGATGGCTTTTACTTTCTTATTATCCTTTGTTCTCTCAGCAGCTTTTTTAGCAGCAGCACGTAACTGTTCCAACGTAACTTTTACGTCCGGGGCACTGTGTACAAAATGGGCTTCAGTTTCTTCGTCCTTTTCATCTTCATTTTGCGTCGATGCAGGCGTAGAAGTTTGTTGTAATGGTAATTCGGGAACAGGCTTTTTGCTCCTGCCTTTTGAGGTCTTTGGAGATTCAACAATAGGCTCAGAAGTTTCTTTGATACCAACCAGGGCATTAGTCAGGCCTTGCAATAATTCTGCAAGTTCAGGCGAAGGGGTAATTGTTAATGTGAAGTTCATATTTGTAAATTGATTGTTAACGATTTCGGTTGTGCATTCACGTTACTTTAACAGGATAGGGCCTAAAAAAGGCCTCTGTAGACACAAAGGCCGTGTTCTTTGACTTTGAAATTATACTGTGCTGATACTAAAATTTTCAGTTAGCTCTACTTCTAAAATGGCATCATAAGCACTCTCACCTATAATAAGTTTAGTAAGTGTTGGACTAACATCTGCCTGTTGCTGTACGTGCTGAATAAACAAATCCAGTTTATCAGGTGTGTTAATTGATTTGATCGCATGCACATAAGGGTTATCGCCCTGTACGGCTTGCAGCTTATCGTAAATCCGTTTTCTTTTGTCGTCAAGTTTTGCTTTATCTTGTTCAGTAAGCATAAGATATTTGGTTTAGTTTTTTATCACTTTTAATTTGCCTTTACTGTTAATCCGCATTTTTCTTTTTGGTGGGATGCTTAACAAGCAACACAGTAAAAAGCCGGTTATGAATCCTATTAAAAACATAGGTTTAGTATTTTCTTGAGGCTGATAATTTCCAAACTTTTAAACAGCTATCTGACAATGCTGTAAACTTCTTTTTCCTTTCCCACTTCTGTACATTTTCGGGTGTTGCTTTTGGGCATATTGCACAACCAAAAACAGCAGTAAGCACCAGTGTCCAGATTATGATACTGATAATTGTAACTACAATCCAGGTAAGGCCTTTTACTGCTGCTGGTTTCATTACGCTGCTTTTAATTTTTTGTGCGCTATATAATCGCTCCATTGCTTAGCTATTGCATACCCAATCCCTTCATATGTTTTGCTCCTTTTCTTACCTCTGTCGTCGCAAGGGCTCTCTCTGTTTTGGCCGCTATCGGTTTGGTTAGCCCATCTTTTTTTGCCGTTAACAATTCTTGGTTCTATTAAAAAGGTTGGTTCTAACAGCGGTAGGTTTTGAAGCCACAAACAAGTAGACTTGCTCGCATCATGACCAAATTGATAGGGCTGAATAATTTGCGACGGCTGAACACCGATAGTTCTTTTCGGAAACACCTCCCATCTTTCGGATCCTATGCCGCCAACATATCTAAAAATCCTTGTGCTAATGCAACCAATAGGGTTTTCAATGGCTATAAAATCTATCGGTGCATTCATAAGGCGTTTTACAAATTCAAGTGCTTTTTCTCTCGCTTGTCGCCGCGCTTCACCTACCAATGTTGACGACTTTACTTTTTGATGATAAGGCCCATCACTATACGCCCATTCAGCAGATACAGTGAGATAAGTACAAGGCGGATGAGCAATCATTAAATCCCATCCTTCATTTAAATGGTTCAACACATCGTCTTTTATATGCCATTCGGGATGTCCGCCACTGCAATCAAGTACATCACATGAATAGGCCTCGTGTCCTAACCCACGAAAAGCTTTACACACGACCTGGCTTTCTTCACATGCGATAAGAATTTTCATTACGCTGTGTGTTTACTCGGTGAAAAAAGAGGTAATACTTTACCTTTTGTTTTTTTGAGTTTGATCACTTTATTAACGATCTCCTGCAAATCTTCTTTCTCAATGCTTACTGCCACCAGCAAGCTTCTGCTCATTGCAGTGCTTTCTCCAATTACTTTGTACTTCATACCTTCAATAAGTGGTAAGTCGTCTGGTTCAATAACAATTGCGCCGGTCATGGTCTAGGTTAGTTTTAGTTATATCTCATTGCGTATTCCAGGTACAGCATTTTAGCAACTATCATATCGTTTTCATTTTCAAAAGGAAGTTCAACAGCTTTGGCATACTGCTTTACACAACCCATAAACGATATGTGGTAAAGCTGAATCATACGGCAAGCGATCGTGCGAACTTTTTAATTTCTTCAGTAATACAATTCTTAGCCTGGTCAATCGTGTCAAAGGTTTCTCCCAAGGCTTCCCATTTACCATTGTCTGTTTTCTTAATTAGACAACCCTTGTAATTGATGAAATTCAGGCTCATTATTTTGTTCAACTCTTCCATATTCCTTTTTTATAAAAACTTCGTTTATGCTTTCCAGTAAGTACCAAAATCCATCTTTCTTTTTCTCCCATTTCACATAACCGTTTCGCCTTGCTACTCTCATTCCTTCCTGATCCCAACCTGTCAGCTTTGTAATTACCGGCGACTTCACCCACGTCTTTTTTTGTGTTGTCAGTTCCTTAACCAATCGCTCTAACTTCTTAACTCTTTCTTCCAGTTCCATTGTGATTAAGTTAACAGGGGCTTTAGATTTTAGTTTTCAAACGGTTATCTAGTTTTATGCTGTTAAACCACCACGCACTTTAGCTATCGTTTCAGGTAATGCTGTACCTCTGGCTATCAGGTCTCTTATGGTGCTTTCGTGTAAATCCACTTTCCTTGCAAACGCCCGGAGTTTTCCATAGCCAAGCGTGATCTGCCTTAGCGCTTTAAGTTCTTGCGTGGTTAATTCTTCTATGACAAAACCCTCTTGGTTTTCGATATTGAGCTTAGAATCGTACATTTAATTCAAGTTTGGATTGTAGTAACAATTACAACTCAAATATACGGGAAGTAATTTCCCATTTCCAAATATTTCGGGAACTATTTTTACATATTTATTTTAATAATACTTAATTGGCTGAAGAAACTTTACTTAATACGATTGGAGCAAGACTAAAGAAAGTACAGGCGGACTTAAACCTGAAGGTTGAGGATATGGCTATTAAAATAGGCATGGATAGAGGCCAGCTCGGAAAGGTTTTAAATGATAAGTTGGGTGTTACCACAAAGCAGGTCTTAGAAATTAGTTCCCAATTCGGTGTAAGAACGGGGTGGATTTTAGAAGGAGAGTTACCTGTATATGTGCAAAAAAAATCCGGCAACCAGGAGTTACCGGATCATTACTTACCAACCCTAAGTAAACACGTTAGTCAAGCTTTTTCTAATTTACAGGAAGCCATGAAAATGCTTCCGCAACCAATGGGGCCAGAAATAACCGCCGTTGGGGATGCGGCTTTTCGGAAGGGCAAAAAGAATAAGCAAGAAAAGCAATAGGGCATTTGTGTTTAAATGGGCAATTGCTACATTTTGTCGTAGTGCTCAAATTAGCGCTCATAGTACTCGATTTTTTGTTGATGCCACCTTAAAAGAAGCCAGATGCCCTGTTCCGGTATTTCTAAAAAGGACGTCGAAGATAAGGCTAAATGCTAATTTTTTTAGCGGTTGTTTTGATGTTAAATAAACACTATTTATTAACAGGTTTTTCCACATATCGGTGTTTTATAGGTTAGCAAAAAGAAGGGCCGAAGATCGTTGGAGAGCATGGTAATTAATCTTATAACTGGTTAATTGGTGTTAAAACATGGATGAGTTGGAAACTGTTTAACTAAGATATTATTTTACTCTAAAAATTTTAAACATGAAATCAATTTTGACTTTGACAGTGTTACTTTTTACAATAACTTCTTTTGCTCAAATACAAGTAGGCGAACCTGAAAAAAGAGTAGTTGTAAGTGAGTTAAAGCCTATGGGTAAGTTCACCGCAGAACTGTCTTATAAATTAGAAGGGAGAGATACTTTGTACAGATTGATGTTAGCGAATGATAAGTTCAAAACATTAACCGATTTATACTCCGTTCACTTCAGTGGTGAGGAAGGTACACTTGATAAACTGTACAGCATAATGAAATCGGTTTTCGCAAAAGAGAATGCTAAAAATAAGGAATACAAAGTAAATTTTAAATTAGGCGAAACTGAAGTTATTGTAAGCAATTACAGAACAACAGGTATTACTTTTTGTATGTTTTTTACTACTGAAGGTTATACGCTTCTTAATGAAAAAAGCATTGATAAGTTATTTGCTAAAGGTAAATGAGACGTAATCCTTACAACTCAAATGATCGGTGGATAGGCACTTTAGTTTTCGGAGTGATCGCTTGTATTGTTGCAGTTATAGCAAAGGCTTGTTCATAAATCTTTCCAGGCTTTATCAGTTTCCAATCGTATTTTCTCAGGAGTGATATAGCTGTAGTTTTTTTCAAACACAGCAAGCGTTATACCCATAAGCTTAGCAGCCGTTTCAGAACTTACACCGCGTTCTAAACACATGGTTACTGCGAATGTCTTACGTCCGCAATGGGTAGTTAGTTTTTTATCAATCTTCAAATACCCAGCGATCTTTTTAAGGTGTGCATTTATAGTAGGTTCGGACAAATATAATTTTGTTTCTTTCATCATTTTCAGCACTTCCAAAAGTCGAATATGCAGAGGGACATTTACCCAGACTTTGTTTTTTGCAGCTCTGAGCGATATGTTCCGTTCTTTTATTTTAGCCTCAACAAATTCTTTCCAATCACTTAACCTGAGCCCGGTATAACAAGCGAATAAAAAATACAGTGCGGATTGCTTCAGTGTAGCATGATCTGTTTCTACAGTATACTCATGCCATTTAATAACTTCTTTAAAAGTCAGATATGCTTTATTGCCTCCTGTAGTTTTAGGCATTTCGAATTGAGAGAAAGGATACACTTCAATTATCCCTTTTTTCCTGGCTGCATTAAACAGGGTACGGATCGTTCTAAATATAAGATTGCGATAATTTCCTTTATTGTCTGTGCCTTGCCTGGTTTTTACATTTTTAGGGTCCTGCATCCACTCATCAAAATTGGTTAAGAAATCAACAGTTATTTCTTCAAAGGAAAGCAATTCACCTGCGTACTCTTTTAATTTACGTAAGTGTTTATCGTAGTTAGTAAGTGTAGATCTTGATTTATTATTTTTCACCTGGCGTTTGAACTGTTCAGCAAATTGGTAAATGTCATGTAGTTTACCGGCATGTAGATCCTTCACTCCTTTCGCTGATAAACCTTTACCTTTTACACTGGCGTTTATCAACTCCTGCAGTACTTCTTTTTTCTTATTGGTAATGTCCAGGTTAATTTGAGCATGCAGTTTATGCGCTTCTTTCACTAACTCTAAATTTGCATCCCACATTTTTGGTGGTATGGAATAACCAGTAGATGTGAATGAAGTTTTACGATTGACAGTAACACGTAAATAAATAGGCAT